AGGAATCACTGAAGCTACAGGATACTTTAAAGTATCTTGCGCGTGGGTAACTGGCGTTACCGCATTTTCTAACTCAGAAGATGTGATTATCACTTTTGCACGCACAGGAGACATTGGCCCAACTGGTGCAACAGGTGCTACAGGAGCAACCGGTGCAACTGGTGCAACTGGTGCAACTGGTGCAACTGGTGCAACTGGTCCAACTGGTGCAACTGGCGCAACAGGTACAACTGGTGATACTGGTCCAACTGGCCCAACTGGTGCTACAGGAGCAACTGGTGCAACTGGCGCAACAGGTACAACTGGTGATACTGGTCCAACAGGAGCAACTGGTGACACTGGCCCATCAGGCCCGCAAGGTGACATCGGTGAAACAGGTGCACGAGCTGGCATCACATTTACTGTTACAAACTCTGGATCAAGTGCGTATGTTATCAATGGTTCAAATAATCCAACCATCACACTTATTCGTGGCTTAAACTACGTCTTCAATATCACTGCCGCAGGTCACCCGTTCTGGCTTCAGACAACAACACCTGGCTATGTTGCGCTAGACGTATATGATTCAGGCGTAACAAATAATGGAACTGCAGGCGGAGTCCTTGAGTTTGACGTTCCGTTTGATGCGCCAAACACTCTCTACTACCAGTGCCAATATCACAGTGCGATGCGCGGCACAATTATTATTACAGATGCTGGCGGTCCAACAGGTCCGACTGGTCCAACAGGCGCACCTTCAACAGTCACTGGTCCAACAGGCGCGACTGGCGCGACAGGAGCAACTGGTCCAGAAGTAACTGGTCCAACAGGTGCAACAGGCCCAACAGGCGCAGCAGTAACTGGTCCAACAGGCGCTACTGGTGCAACAGGCCCAACAGGTGTGACAGGCCCAACAGGTGCAGCAGTAACTGGTCCAACAGGCGCAACCGGCGTGTTTAGCACTGGTGCTTGGGCAACGTACACTCCAACCTGGACTGCATCAACAACAAACCCAACAATTGGAAATGGCACACTTCAAGGTCGATACCTTGAGATTGGTAGCGCAGTCTTTGGCGAAATTCGCGTCGTGTTTGGAAGTACGTCAACACGCGGAAGTGGAACCTACGCTATAGCGCTTCCATTCGCGTCAAATGGAATCAACTATCAGCCAATGGGACAAGTCGTTATTCGTGATGCTTCAACCGCTGAGTTGTTCATGGGCACGGTGCTTGTTGATAGTAGTGATTTTGCAAACTTAAAGTTGTACATGCACTCACAGGAAGCAGTGTATGACGAAGGCATTGGCGCAACCGAAGCAAATCCAGTCTTCTTTGAAAATGGCGATAGTATTTTGATTACGTTTATGTATGAAAAGGCGGGTGCATAGTAAATGGCAATTGACTTTCCAAATTCGCCCACGCTGAATGAGATTTTTACATCAGGCACACAGCAATGGACTTGGACAGGTGTTACCTGGGACCTTGTTGTTACTGAACTTGAAGGACCTACAGGCCCAACAGGTCCGGTCGGACCAACTGGTCCAACAGGCCCAACTGGAAACACTGGCCCAACTGGTGTATTTTCTACAGTAGCAGCAACTCCGCCAGCAAGTGGCGACGAAGGTGACGCTTGGTTTGATGCAACAACTGGTCAAATCTATGTGCGTTACGACAACTATTGGGTGGAGTCTGCATCAAGTATTGCAGGCGCAACAGGCGCTGTTGGCTCAGTCGGCCCAACTGGTGCTACAGGAGCAACAGGCGCAAGTGTAACTGGTGCAACAGGCGCTACTGGTGAAACAGGTGCAACTGGTGCAACTGGTGCAACTGGTGCTACAGGAGCAATTGGTGCTACAGGAGCAACTGGTGCAACTGGTGCAACTGGCGCACAAGGAACAAACATTAACTTTATTGGAACAGTTGCAGCAGTTGGCAACTTGCCAGCGTCTAGTAACTCAATCAATGATGCGTACATCGTTGATGCAGATGGTAATCTTTACGTCTGGGACGGCGACTCTTGGAATGATGTTGGTCAAATTGTTGGACCAGCAGGTGCAACAGGTGCGGTTGGTGCAACAGGTGCGACAGGTGCAACTGGTGCAACAGGTGCAACAGGTGCTAACTCAACAGTCCCTGGCCCAACAGGTGCAACTGGTGCAACAGGTGCAACAGGGCCTGAAGGTGGTCCAACCGGCCCAACAGGTGCAACAGGTGCAACAGGTGCTACAGGTGAACAAGGAAACCGCTCCGGTCTTCAATACAGTTTTGCGACAAGCACTTCTGTAAACAACCCTGGCTCTGGTCTACTTCGTCTAAACTCTGGAACACTTTCATCTGTCACAGCAATCGCGATGAGCGACACGACAGCAAATGCGCTTGACGTTGACAACTATCTAGACAGCTTTGGTGAATCATCAATGTTCGACAAAGGCGTCATCATCGTTCGAAGTAACAACAACGCAGACGGAAGCTTCTTTATCTTTAAGGTAAACTCTGTAACTGACCAAGGTGCTTGGCATCAGATCACCGGTAGTTACATCTCCGGTTCAACGCTGTTTTCTGCATCTGAAGCAATCACTGTTGAGTTTTATCGCTACGGTGATTTTGGTCCAACAGGCCCAACAGGCGCGACGGGCGCTCCATCAAACGTTGTTGGTCCAACTGGTCCAACAGGTCCAACAGGCGCAACATCATCTGCATCAATTGGAACAGTCACAACTGGTTCACCAGGTGGAACAGCGCAAGTGACAAATAGTGGAACACAGTACGCTGTAGTTTATGACTTTGTAATTCCGCAAGGACCAACAGGTCCAACTGGCGCTGATTCATACGTTGTTGGTCCAACTGGTCCAACAGGTGCTACTGGCGTTTCAGGTCCTCGTGGTTTCCAAGGATTTACAGGACCACAAGGTGAGACTGGTCCAACAGGCGCAACCGGTGCAAGCATCACAGGACCTACTGGCGCTACAGGTGTAACTGGTCCAAGTGGTGGTCCAACTGGTCCAACAGGTGCAACTGGTGCGACTGGTGCAACTGGAAGTACAGGTGCAACTGGTGCAGGAGCAACTGGTGCAACAGGTGCAACCGGTCCAGCAGTGACAGGACCAACCGGTCCAACAGGTGCAGCATCAACAGTAACTGGTCCAACAGGTGCAACTGGCGCAACAGGTGCAACTGGCGCAACAGGTGCAACAGGCGCGGCATCAACAGTCACTGGTCCAACAGGTGCAGTTGGTGCAACTGGTCCAACTGGTGCAACAGGCGCGGCATCAACAGTAACTGGCCCAACTGGTGCAGTTGGTGCAACTGGCCCAACAGGTGCAACAGGCGCGGCATCAACAGTCACTGGTCCAACGGGACCAGCGTTCTACAACCTCATAAGTAGCACGTACACTTCGTCACAGACGTTGTCAAACTCTGATCTTGCAAAGTTAGTGAAGATGAACTCAACCTCTGCAAACACATTGACAATACCAAATGATACGGTTCTTACAGATTCTGCAGAAGGCTCACAGATTGTGATTACACAGTTAAACACTGGACAGACACTATTTTCCGCAGCCGCAGGTGTAACAGTCTACTCTGAAGGAAACAAGTATTCGACAAGAGGTCGGTACGCAGTTGCCTCACTGATTAAGCTTTCTGCAAACACCTGGCTGCTCAGCGGCAACTTGGTGACATAGTATGCTAGTCGCGCAGCATGGAGTATTTGACGCGGTAGAGATACCTTTTACGCCATCAACATGGGCTCAACAAACATCTTCATTTGATTCGTATGATGTTCTTGATGTCACATACGGACTAGGAACGTACATTGCAGTTGGAGGAAGCGGCTCACTAGCTTCATCACCAGACGGTCAAACATGGACAAACCAGGTTTCGTCATTTGCAACATCAAACATACAGTGCGTTTCATTTGTAAATGGTGTGTTCCTTGCTGGCGGAAGCTCCGGAAAGATTGCATATTCTGCTGACGGGAGTACTTGGTCACAACGCACTTCGCCATTCGGTGCAAGTTCTGTTCTTGGTATTACGTATTCAACCGCACTCAGTCTTTACGTTGCGGTCGGCGGAGACGGCAAACTAGCGACATCAACTAACACAACGGCGTGGACGCTACGCACATCATCTTTTGGGACCTCGTTCATCTATGATGTCATTGACACAGGTTCATTCTTAATAGCGGTAGGCGACTCTGGAAAACTAGCTACGTCGAGCAACGGCACAACCTGGACGCAAAGAACATCTTCCTTTGGGGCAGACAGAATCTACACCGTTGCTAAAGGCGGTGGACTCTACATGGCAGGAGGAGACGCCGGCAAGCTTGCGACGTCAACAGACGGAACAACATGGGTGCAGCAGACATCCTCGTTTAGCACAACAAGTATACGTAATATCAAGTACTTAAATGATGCGTATCTATCCTGTGGCGCAGCAGGGAAGATTGCAACATCATTAAACGGCGTCAACTGGACGCAAAGAACATCTTCATTTGGTGTAACAAACATCAACGGGCTTGCTCTTACATCAGCTAAGGCAGTAGCAGTAGGGGACACTGGCAAAATTGCAGTGTCGGTAGGGTAATAGATATGTATACATATGAGATAGCTGATAACCCACCAATGTGTAAGATACTCAACGGGGAAGAAGTCATAGATCTTTCTGGCCCTTGGGAATCTGTAGAAGCAGCTGAAGGCTGGGCAATTGAGTTCACAAACAAGCTAAACAGTGAGTCGGTGTAGAAAGATGCAAATTACAATTAGTTCTATTAACCCAACAACAAAAGGAGTTGCGATATAAATGTCAGCCATTGATTTTCCTAACTCCCCCACCGTTGGGCAACAATTTAGCGCAGGCGGAAACGTCTGGGCATGGACAGGTACTGTTTGGCAGGTAGTTCGTGTAACTCCGACTGGTCCAACAGGCCCAACTGGTGCTGCTGGTGCTACTGGTCCAACAGGCGCAAGTGTAACTGGTGCAACAGGTGCTACAGGCGCTACAGGCGCTACAGGTGCTACTGGTGAAACAGGTCCAACAGGCGCAAGTGTAACTGGTGCAACAGGAGCAACTGGTGCAACTGGTCCACAAGGACAGTCAACAAGCTACTACAACTACAAGGTAGACACCAGCTTAACAAGTAGCAACCCAGACTCTGGCGATATCCGCTGGAACAATGCAGCTCAGACTAGTGCCAGTGTACTGTACATCGATCACCAGACTCAGTTGGGTGTCGACATTGATATCTTTCTTACGTTATTAAAAGCTGGAGATGTTCTTGTAATTCAAGATCAAAACAGCTCTGCAAACTTCCAAAAATGGACAGTCACTGCCGCAATAACAATTGTAGATAACGACTATGTGTCAGTCCCGGTCACACTCACAGACTCTAGTGGCACGGGAACTAGCGGTTTTGCAAACAATCACGATGTTATTCTTGCGATTGTAAGCACAGGTATCATCGGGCCAACCGGACCAACCGGCGCGTCTGTCACTGGTCCAACTGGTGCTACAGGTTCTGCCGGTGCAACAGGTGCAACCGGCGCGACTGGTCCTCAAGGCACCGCGGTATCTATTCTTGGAGAATACGCAGACTACGCTGCACTCATCGCAGCACACCCAACCGGCAGTCCCGGTCAAGCTTACCTTGTTGAATCCGGTGACCTTTACGTGTGGTCAGCGAACACCTCATCGTGGGTAAACGTTGGTAATATAGAAGGGCCGACAGGTCCAGCCGGTTCATCAGGTTCAGCAGGACCAACAGGTCCAACAGGAGCATCTGGCACTGGCGATCTCGCCGCTGCTTGGTGGTTAGGAGTTTAACATGGCAGCAATTGAAAGACTGAACATCGTCAATCCAGCGGCAAATACAAACACCGCCGCGTTTACAAGCGACGGCGCTTTTCTTGTGTCCGTTATTGCCACAAACAAATCTGCCACTGCAAACGCACTTATCTCAGTATGGGTAGCACCAGGTGGAACAGACACAGCAGGAGGCAGAGGCTATATTGCTTCTAATCTTCCGCTGCCGGTATCGAACACGTATGAGACAATTAGATTTGCCGCAAACAGTACGGATGTTGTGCGAGTAGAGGCAAGCACTGCTGATGTATCATTCACAGTTGTTGGCATCGACCAACCAACGGTATAAGTGAGGACTGAATAATGCCAGGATACGCTAATCAACAAGTCTCAGACATCGGCGGAATAGTATCAACTACAACGGTACGAAACGTCGGTGATTCCGAGCAGTTACTTTATACTGCCACAAAGAAGTCCGGAGTGGTAGGTTTAATCGTTACGAACAGAACTACAGGCATTTTACCTGTCTCGGTCTATATCAAGAAATCTGTGGCACAAAACGTCTCAAATAAAGCACTAACAAGTAACGTTGCGACAGTCACAACTTCGTCGTCTCACGGGTTCTTTTCAGGCGACAGTGTTACAGTAGCTGGCGTAGATGCAACCTTCAATGGCACCTATACCATTGCTTCAGTGCCAAGCAACACTACATTTACCTACGCTAAGACCGCGTCAAACGTAGGAAGTACCGCAGCTAGCGGCACATCTACCGTAACAGCGACCTTCTATCTTGCAAAGGATCTTCGCGTAGCCAACGGTGAGAACACCGAATTAGTCAGCAAGCCATTTATTGTCACCGCAGCCCAAAGTATATACGCCATTTCTGGAGTCGAAAACGCTTTTGATGTGGTACTATCTACTCAGGAAGGTGCGAACTAATGGCTGATGTTTTTAATGTCAATGATGTTGCCAATCAAGTGTTCTATGGCTTTAAGTTAAACCATTCAACTGGTAAACTTACCTTACACAAGATTGATGATGCCACGACACCAGTTCGTCTGCCAGACGAGCACCTTATACGCGACGATGACTACAAACAGTGGTTATGGACTCGTAGCACCTTAGTTTTTTCCTGGAATGAAAGCGACAAAACTCGCTTACTAGTGGAGGTAGTGTAATATGTCACAGCTCATCGACTTGGGCAAGCTTCGGTTCTTCTGGGCTGGAGAATACAACTCAGCAACAGTATACGAGCAGAACGACGTCATCAAGTACGGCGGTAACGTTTACGTCTATACCTACACACTAGCCGAGGCTGGACACGTACCAACCGACACTAACTATTGGGCACTGATGATCTCAGGCCTCAAGTTTGAAGGCGAATACAACGACGCAACAACTTATCAAGTAGGCGACGGAGTTGCCTACGGTGGTATCGTCTATATTGCAATCGCAGACACCACTGGTAACGAACCGCCAAACGCAACGTATTGGTCACAATTTGCAGACGGTATTCAGTACGAAGGAAGCTATTCAGGAGCTACCTCATACCAAATGAACGACATTGTCACATACGGTGGCAAGTCATACATCGCAAAGCAACTTACATCAGGAAACGTCCCAACAAATGCTACCTACTGGGATGTTCTAACTGAAGGTATCCGCGGGCTTGGCAACTACTCCAATTCAACCGTGTACCTACCAGGTGACGTTGTTTCATACGGTGGAAACGTCTACCTGTGCACAGCAACAACAACGGCAGGAACACTTCCAACAAACGCCAGCTTCTGGTCCCTTATGGCGTCAGGCATCAAATACATCGGTGCATACAGCTCGGGAACAGCTTACAAGATCAATGAACTTGTAACATACGGCGCAAAACTTTATGTCTCTAAAGGTGCAACAACAGGCAACCTTCCAACAAACGGAACCTACTGGGATCAATTAGTTGACGGTATTGGCGCTGAAGGCGTATACAACAATGGAACAGCGTATGTTCCTGGTGACGTTGTTGCGTATGGCGCAAACCTTTACATCAACAAGCTTGAGTCAACAGGTAACATCCCAACTAATGGAACTTACTGGAACGCATTTATCAACTCTGTCCAAAGCGTTGGTTCATACAACTCAGGTACGACTTACTACATTGGCGACATCGTTCGCTACGGTGCTTACCTGTACATCTGTAAGCTTCAATCAGTTGCAAACGTCCCAACAAACGCAACTTACTTTGATCTTTTTGTAAACTCTATTGCAAGTGTTGGAGCATACGCTTCAGGCACAACGTACAATCTTGGCGACATCGTTCGCTATGGTGCAAACCTTTACATCAACAAGCTTGCGTCAACAGGTAACCTGCCAACTAACACGACATACTTTGATACATTCATCAACGGTGTCCAAAATGCAGGAGAATGGGCAATTGGCACAACCTATTATCTAGGTGACATTGTCACGTACGGACCAAACCAATACGTCGCACTTCGTGAGACCGTTGGTGACGCTCCAGACGTATCAACCTCAGACTGGTCAGTATTTGCTGAAGGACTAAACCTTCGCGGTGCTTGGGCAGCATCCACAACCTACTACATCAACGACATTGTAAACCGTGGTGGAGCAACCTACATATGTTTACTTCGTCATGCGTCAGGCTCGGTCTTCGCGACTGACCTTGCAGCAAACAAGTGGGTAAAGTTTAACAGCGGAATCAACTGGCGTGGTGAATGGGAACCAGCAACTGCGTATCTTGTCGATGATGTTATTTACAACGGTGTAAGCTCTTACATTGCAACAGCTGATTTCACGTCAGATGCAACAGACTTTACAAACGACACTGACTGGGATCTACTAGCTCTTGGTGCGGACTACCTTCCAAACCAAGTTGGTCAATCAGGTAAGTTCCTATCAACAAACGGTGTCGCCGCAGTATGGGCATCAAGCGGAACACTTGACACCTTAACAGTCAACGACGCCCTTGAGATAAACGGTGACACAGTCGCGCGCGGAGACCTAACAGTATCTGCACGAACAGTCGACGTTACAAACAAGATTAAGACCAACAACGTTGTAACACTTACAACAGATGGTAACCACTACTTTGACGCCGGTGACGTCGTCGTTGTTACAGCCGTAGACGACTACCCTGCAACAGACTTTGATGGAACTTACACAATCGTAGCAACACCATCAAACACAACATTTACGTACACCAAGAACGGCTCAAACGTTGGATCAACTGCAGTAGTTGGTGGAACAGCAGTTGTAACCGGTGATGTAGCCGTAACAGGTAACACTCACTTCACAGGTAACATCGAGACAACTGGAACAACCACGTCAACAGGCACAGTATACGTTGGTGTAAACGCTGCCGCATTTGAGACAGCCGCAGACCTAACAAGTGCATCAGCGGTATTGCAGATCGCAAGTGACCCTGCATCATATGGTCAACTAGCACTGCACAACACGAGCAACAGCTCATCAACTGACCTCATTGCTTACGCAAACAACGGCACCGATACTGCTGGTTGGATCGATGTGGGTATCACTGGTGAAGACTTTGACTCCGCAACATTTGGTATCACTGGCGCAAACGATGGTTACATCTTCATGGAGGCACCAGCAAAACTTGTTGCTACTGTCACTAACAAGGCGCTAACCAACAACGTTGCAACACTTACAACCAGTGCCGCACACGACTTTAAAGTTGGGCGCTCAGTACTTGTAGCTGATGTAGACGCGACCTTTAACGGTACATACACAGTTACCGCAACACCATCAAACGTAACATTCCGTTACGCAAAAACAAACGCAAACGTGGCATCAGCTGTTGCAACAGGAACAGCAACACAGGCAACCGGCGACGGTAACCTTGTTCTTGCAACCGGCGGAAACGGTGACGTTAACAAGATCGTTTTTGCGGCCGGTGGCTTTGAGTCTGGTCTATCCCAAATGGAGATCATACCTGAGACTAAGGTCGATATCACGATTTCTACAGCATCTACAGACACAACAACAGGTGCGCTTGTTGTTGAAGGTGGCGTAGGTGTCGGTGGCGCAATGCACGTTGGTGGAGATCTACACGCAACATCAACTGTAAACTTTGAGGCAGCAGACCGCCTGGTATTTGGTACCGGGTCAAACGCGTTCTTTACCTCACTAACAAACCCTACAGTTGCTATCTCAGCAGACGCGGCAGACTACGCACAAGTTGCCTTCCGCAACGATGGCGACTCGGCTGATTCATCAACTGACTTCATTGCATACGCGAACAATGGCGATGACACAAGCGGTTGGATCGACATGGGTATCACGTCAAACAACTTCTCTGACCCTGGCTTCACAATCACTGGTGCGAACGATGGATACCTCTTCATGGAGGCACCAATTGGTACAGCTGGTAAGGGCAACCTTGTTATCGCAACAGGTGCAAACGGAACAGAAAACAAGATCGTCTTTGCGGCTGGTGGACTTGACTCCAACAGTGAGCAAATGTCAATTACACCTGATCAAAACGTTCACATTGAAATTGATACACCGTCTACCTCGCCTACAACAGGCGCCTTAACAGTAGTTGGTGGCGTCGGCGTCTTAGGCGACATGAACGTTCAAGGTAACGTAGCCATTGAGGGAACAATTACCTTCGGCGGTGGTGGAACAACAGTTTCCGCTGCAAACCTTTCTGTTACAGACCCGTTCGTATTCGTTGGCGCTGCTAATCAGGCAGACATCTCTGACCTTGGTTTCATCGCAGAACACACCGTAGCGGTTAGCGCAATCACAGCAACTGTGTCAAACAAGGCGTTGACAAATAACGTTGCAACACTTACAACAGCAGCCGCACACACATACCGTGATGGTGACGTCGTTGTGGTCAGTGGCGTAGACGCAACATTCAATGGCACATACTCAATTACGAGCGTCAACGCTGGTGCAAACACCTTCACATACGCGAAGACAGCATCAAACGTTGGTTCAACAGCTGCTTCCGGTAGCACATCGGTATCAGCACGTCGAGTATTCGACGGTATCGCTCGTGACGCCACAGACAACGTAGTCAAGTTCTTCCAAAACGCGGTAACAAAGCCAACAACAACCGTTAACTTCTCAGAGGCTGGCTTAACATACGCTGACATCCTTGTCAAGGGCGCAAACGTAACTGGTGACCTAACTGTAGCAACAAACAAGCTCACAGTGAACGCATCAACCGGTGCGGTTGGCATCAACAACGCCCTAACAGTTGGTGGAACTGCTGGTATCACCGGCGTGCTTACCGCGACAGGCGCAATCAACGCGCAGAACACATTGACCGTAGCTGGCCAGACATCACTTGGTGCAACCAACGTCACTGGCACAATGAACGTCACCGGAGACATGGTCGTCACAGGCCGCTTCGAGGTCCAGGAGATCCGCGAGTACGTTGTCGAGAGCACAATCGGTACAGTCACAGCAAACGTTCTCACAGCCGACTTTACACAAGGAAACATCTACTGGGTCAACACAAGCCCGACAGCGAACTTCACTGTCAACTTGACAAACGTTCCAACTGATAACTTGTACTCAATGTCAGTCACCGTCGTAGTAAACCAGGGTGCAACAGGATACATTCCAAACGCATTCCAAATTGCAGGTGTAGGCACAACGTTACGCTGGACAACAGGTACCGCACCAACACCTACAAGCACTGCGAACAAGCTCGACGTGTTCAGCTTCACGCTGATCCGCCGTGCATCTGCATGGATTGTTATTGGTTCATCAGTTCTAAACTTCTAACAAGTAACCGTGTAGCATTATCACCGTCAGGTAGCGACACAGGAGGAGACGCAAATGCCATTTTTTAGCGCAAGACCTAGTGCGGTATTCGGTGTACGCTCTAAGCGTGGAATACTCCCGTTTCTTACCCGTCAGATAATCACCACAGGTTACGTCGCTGCTGGTTACAAGGACAGTGTTGCCTGGCGCAACGTGAACTCAATGAACATCACAACGGAAACGTCAACCAATCGAGGTGACCTTCTACAGGCAGCTGCAAATTACACATCAGGTGCGCACAATCGAAACAATGCGTTCATATGGGGAACAAACGGTACAGGTACTGAAGGTGTAGGCGCGTTTACAAACACGTCAGTATTTAATATGCGCAACAACACGACTCAAACAAAGACCGCGCAAATGAACACAGCTCAAACAGTTGGCGACTCGGCCACCGTGTTAGCAGCTGATCTTGACGGTAGCTATACTTATTCCTGGCAGACAGGTAACCAAGCTGCAGCGGTGTATCAAAAGTTTAATCTCTCTACAGAGCAACATCAAAGCACACTTGCAACCGCATTCGACCAAACTGGAACAGGTGCAGGCGCTCACTTTAGTGAGAATTTTGGCTACTTCTGGATGGACTCAGCAACAACCACAAATGGTAAAAGAAAATTCGTTTTTGCAACTGAAACAGAGTCTACACCAGCTGCTAACATCGGTCACCACGGGCAGCAAAAGGGTATGTCATCAAAGGTCGGCAAAGGCTACGCCGGTAACGAAGGTAGCTACGGTGAAGGAACCAACTTCCGTATCACAAACTACACAACAGAGACAGTCACTGGAACAGTGGGCAAAGGTATCGCCAATGTCGGTGAAGAAAACATAGTAATGGGGCAGGACAAAGGGTTCCTTTACGGAGTCTACCAAAACCCAGGTCCAGGGCAAGTTAACAGTACAACAAGAACGACCTACGCAACAGACGTTGGCGCACAACTTGGCGCTTCAGCTGAGCCTACTGGTACAGCTTCAGGAACTGGAGCAACAGGAACATGTTGCCCTTCAGGTCTTATCGGTGGACGTTCATCAGGACACGGGTATTGGAGAGATTAGATGCCATTTTTTAGTGCAAGACCAAGTGCGGTATTTGGTGTACGCTCTAAGCGTGGAACACTCCCGTTTCTTACCCGTCAAGTTCTGACAACAGGTTACGTTGCCGCAGGGTATAAGGACACTGTTACATGGAGAAACGTTAACTCCATTAACAACTCAACAGACGTAACAACAAACCACGGAGACTTGCTAGGAAAAGGCGGAAGCTACATAGCAGGAATTCACGACAGAAACAACGGTTTCTTGTTTGGAACAAACGGCACGGGTACTGAAGGCTGGGGTGCCTTCAACGGCTCATCTTGCTTTAACATGCGTAACAACACGACTTTGACAAATACTGCTGGTATGAACCCTTACTCAACCGTGGGTTCCTCTTTCGGAATGATGAACCACAACCTTGACGGAAACGCCGACTTTGGTTGGTACACAGGAACGCACAGCAGCAACTTTATTGCTAAGTTTAGTTTTGCAACTCAGGTGCACGTAGGTCAACCATCTACCTCATATCCTAACGTTTCTGGTTCGGACACAGCAGGCGGTACTGCAGGATTTATGACAGAGTTATTTGGTGTCTGGCACAATGACGGAACGGCCAAGGTTAAGTTCACGTTTGCCACCGAGACAGAGGCAACCTACGGTGTGTTCTCCTCATTCCACTCTCAACAGAAGGTAATGAGTTCTAAAGTAGGTTTTGCCTGGGGAGGAAACGAAGGTTCCTACAACGCTGGAAATAACTTTAGAAAGACAAATGTAACAACTGAGACAACAACAGGAACTATGGCAAAGCCTATTGCTGACTCTGGTGAAGAAAACTTTACAATGGGTCAGGCGCACGCATACTGTCTAGGTTTCTACAACGCCTCCGGACAAAACAACCGTTCCTATAAGTGGACCTATGCCACAGACTCAGGGTTTGAAGGTGGCGCATCTATGCAACCATCAGGCACAGCCTCTGGTACTGGTGCGTCAGGAACATGTTGCCCTTCAGGCACAATCGGTGGGCGCTCATCCGGTGTTGGAATGTGGAGAGACTAACCAGCAAGTAGATATTAACCATGTGTTTCTTGCAGGACTAGTAGTGTACTAATCCGAAGTAAGTGTGTATAATAATTCATAGCGACGGTAACATCAAACAATGGAGGACACAAGATGACTGATAAGCATCTGCCTGAAACTATAGTGCCAATGCCAATGCCAATGACTGACACCTCGATGTTGTCAGAAAATGATAAGCAGCTTCTAGAACTCGCGCTTGCCACAGATCACGGCACCCCACTGTTTAAGATTCGCCACTTCGTTGGCGACGCACAGATCACACGCTACGCAAAATACAAGCAACTAATGCTGGAATTACGTGCCCGTGAAGAAGTTATTGAGCAGACTCTCGTCACCCTTGAGAAAAACAAGGCGCACATTGATGAGGTTAAAGAAATGATTGAACTTGCACCAACACAAGCAGCCGCTAAGAAACTAAAGTGGGATCTCACTAGTCACGTCAACGACGTTGCTAAAACAGAACGACGCCTTCAAATGGCATATCGTGAGCGCGGTAACTTTCTGAAGGTTCTAAATGAGATGTACACATCTGGTGAAGCCTATCTAGAAGATGGCACAGACATGCGCAATGCTATGATAAACGAGGACTTGAACGAGCAACTAGAGGCAGAGCACTGGACGTATCGTTTAGGAAAACAAGCAGCACTAGATCTAATCGCATACGGTCACATTGGTACTGGAAACCTTGAGGCAATCTCAATGATGAGTGAATCACAAGCGGTAGTGACACTGCAGCTCGCCATGACCTATTCACACGCTGTGAAAAAACAACTTGGCATTATGGAATCAACAATTATTGAAGCCATTGAAACTGGTCAAATCAACAGCACCACCGACATCGAGAAGCAGCAGACTCTAAAAGAACTTGAAAGATAACTATGCACTTGTATTACATGGCAGTGCATTTTGAAGACAAAACCCATATGGGAAGTCTTAAGGAAATTGGTTTCTGGGAGCACTACTACGTTTACGAGATAGAAGATCATGTTCTTTCACGTGTAGATCTTCTTAGAGTACGCCCTGTGATGTTTCCGTCAAAACACGTTGCGATGGGATGGTTGTTCGCTACCGCTCAAACAGACGCTATAAAAGTTCACCCTGGAACAGACGCCGGTGACTATCTAACAGAAATTGGTAATGACCGCGTAGTGCCTTACACTAAAGGCAGAATAAAGTACACGCTAAATGAGCAAGACGTGCAAAACGGAGCCGAGTTTGCTAAGTTGGTTCTACATGAAAAGGTAGATCGTGACTATGAGAACATGTGGATCTATACTAAGCCTCAGCCGTTTTCTCCTTTACTCTCTGACTACGTCACGCACATACGAGCTGCTGGGCTGCCTGTTGAGCCTGAGCTTCAACGACTCTTTGATGCGCAGGATTCTCACTACACTAGCATGAAAAAGATAGTAGATGCAGTGTATGATACACATGTGATGATTGAACAGATTGATAGTTCGGCTGCTGCGCACGCAGTGCTTCTACATCACTTCAATCAGATAAACAACCTTCCAACCATACTAAGAGATGCAGAGACTAACGATGTTCAGCATACCATTAAACCCTAAGCTAGATGAAAAGGAACTTCAAGAGTTCCTAAAGTTTCTTGACGAGAACCGCGCCTACATCTATGACTTCTACTTTACGTGTCGCATGCCACCATTTGTGCAGGACGCGATGGGTGACGTCTTCATAGGTGGCCAAGAAGATCATGATTACTTAATTGGGTTAGCTCTTCATATACAAAAAGAACTAGGCATAACCGCATCGGCCGTGTTTAACAACACGATGGTTCGTCCGTCACAAGAAAACTTAGATCTTTTTATCCAAAACTTCCGTCAACTCTATGACGCAGGGATCCGCTCAGTAACTATTCCACACACAAGCTGGATGGCAACAGGGCAGATCAAAGCCGAGTTCCCAGATCTATTTGTAAAAAATACCATTCTGCGTAACGTGTCAGAACCCCGCGACATTTCAAAGTTAGCTGAGGCTGGATTCGACTACGTCAACCTTGACCGCGACCTAATGCGCGACCACGAGAAACTAAAAAGATTCAAGAAGGCAAAAGAGATGTTTGGCGTCAAGCTCTCACTTCTAGCAAACGAAGGTTGCCTCGGTGGTTGCATCATGATGGACGAACACTATCAGTTCAACAACTCTCGCGGTGGAACTAGCCCACAGTATTTTGCCGATTCCATTAGTCGAGTGTCATGCTCTAAGTGGGATCATGAGGATCAAGCGGTTCCGCTAAAGACAGCGAACATGCCACCTTGGAGAGCAGACTGGCAAGAGTTTTTTGATGAGCTCGGAATTGACGTCATAAAGATGCATGGCCGTGAGTCTAAGTCTCGCCTAAAAGAGACAATGGACATCGTTAGGCGATACGCCGCTGGAGACGAAATTCTATTCGACGGTTTCAATGACTTCATTGAAGAGACTAACCTAGCCGACAGACCTATTGAGGTATGGCGCAACAAGATCAAGACCTGCAAGTTTGATTGCTGGGATTGTGGCTACTGCGACAAAATTATGAAAGCAAAGTATGGGGACAAGCGCAACCCACGCGTGATGACTGTCACTCAGGGGATCGTAGACGCCGTCAATCCAAAGAAGCCACTAGATATCAATATTGAAGGACTTACCAGTCCTAGAGTGCAATCATTGCTTAATCTACTAGCAAGTAAGTCAACAACTTACTTAGAGGTAGGGTCATTCCTTGGTGCTACCGCAGCCGCCGCGTTAAGTGGCAATAAGGTAAAAGCGTATCTTGTTGACAACTGGGCTGAAAGCCTTCAACCTGCTGAGGCAGACATCGACATGCCAGAAAGCAGCAAGGAAGACTTCTTAGAGAACATTAAACCGCACATTGGTGAAAACACCGTTGAGGTTCTTGACGGCGACATGTTTACGTTTGGTAAGGAACAAATTAGTGGTGTTGACCTATTCTTCTATGACGGACCACACGACCACGCAACGGTAAGTCATGCCGTGCAACACTTTGCGCCGTGCCTTGCACCTGGTGCTATTATTATTTTTGATGATGCTAACTGGACTGACACGCTAACTGGTGCGGATGAAGGTCTTGCCAAGGCAGGCCTTGAGGTTGCATTCTCTAGGAAGATCATCAATAGTATAGAGTCCCGCCGTGACTGGTGGAACGGACTGTACATCGTAGTAACAAAGTAAACAAAGACATAAGGGAGAGAAGAACATGGAATGGTCAGCATCACTTATAACTGACAATCAAGTGTACCTACTGTTGCTTGCAGCAGTGATGGGGTTGTCGTTCACGGCAAAAAGAACACAGGTATTCGTACCGTTTTACGCGTGGATCGCATCACACGTAAAGTCAAAAAGAGCAGTGGTAGCTCTTATCTCACTACTATCCGGGCTCCTGCCTATCAGTGGTAGAGCCGCTATCTCAGCTGGAGCGCTCGACACCATTGCGCCAGACGACAAGAACAAAAAGAAAAACTATGGTGTAATTGACTACCTGTCAACGCACCATTACTATTTCTGGTCGCCGCTAGAGGCAACCGTTATTGTGCCGATGGCAACTCTCGGAATAACATACTTAGGTTTCATGAACTACATCTGGCCTCTGTTACTTACCGCGATTATCGTAATTCTTTACCAGATCTTCTTTGTGTTAAAGGAAGAAGACATCGAAATCAACGTCATTAAGAAAAAAGAACCAGTTGCCGGATGGACAAAGGAAGAGCGCAAGCAAATAGTGTCATACGCAAAGACACTACTTTTTGTTGGTGTCATCATTATTCTTGGCAACATTGTGAAGGCAAACTATGAGACGATTAACACATGGGTAGAAGCTGCAAGAGATCACGGGCTCCTATTGGTTGTTGCAGTCGCAGGCTTCCTTGCAAGCTTTGCTCTTGGCAGCAGCGGTAAGTTTGCTGGTTTTACCTCGCTATCAGCCAGTGTGTTTGGCCCAGCCACTCTTCCACTTTTCTTTGCGATTGACTACGCAGGCTACATGCTTTCACCAGCACACAAGTGCCTAGTCATATCACAGAGCTATTTCGGGACACCTCTAAAACAGCAGTACAAGGCGATTCTTTCTCTAGTAGTTCCTGTAGCACTAGTCGGTATCGTTATGTACTTCGGTCTTACTACCTGAGATACACGATGAAAACAATAAAGTTCATGGCGGTAACACAGGACGTTGCTGACAAGATAAAACCTCCAGCTCCGGCACGTGCGTATGTGCCGGACTGGTACCGCCAGGCTACGCGCTTCATTGGCGGAAAAATGGAATTAGGCCAGCAAGGTATAAACAAGGATCTAAAACTTTGTGTTCCGTTTCTTGACGCACTGACTAGCGGATACGTCATTGAACTTCCAGCTGACATGCTCGTACAACGCGATGCGCAAGGCGTGACTTTTTTCTGGCATGAAGAACCACAACTTCTAGAGTTTCGTTCAAAGGACATGGCAACTACCCTTCCGCGACCAGCAGGACATGACCAAGATCTTTACGCCTGGGTAACTCAATGGGCAATGATTGCTCCACCAGGTTACAGTCTTTTAGTAACGCACCCGTTAAACAGAAATGATCTGCCATTTACAACAACTTCAGGAATTATAGATAGTGATAAGTACTCGTCTGCTGGGCAGGTTCCATTCTTCCTGCGAGCAGGATTCAGTGGCGTTATCCCTGCAGGAACTCCAATCATGCAAGTTATACCAATCAAGCGTGAAAACTGGAAGCACGAAGTACTGCCATATGACCGCAGCTTTATCGTTAGTGTAAAGTACAGCATTCAACGTTACATGTATGGCGGGTACAAAAAACTACTATGGCAGAAGAAAAACTACTCGTGACAGAGGACTTCCCGAACTGGTTTAACACTGGAAATAGACCACAGGCATTTAAGGAACGTCTATATCAGTACGCGGGAAGTGATGTGTCATTCCTTCAAATTGGAGCCTACACAGGCGACGCCACGTTGTGGATGCTGGAGAACATAATTTTTAACAGTGGGACACTGACAGACGTTGATACTTGGGAAGGCTCAGACGAACCAGCGCATAAGGATATGAACTGGTCAAGTGTTGAGGACGTGTATGACAAGAGAACATCAGAAGCTCAAGACAAAGGGCATCTATTAAAGTACAAAGGAACAAGTGATGAGTTCTTTGCAGCAAACACTAAGACATACGACTTCATATACATTGACGGTGATCATACTGCCTACGGGGTTCTAAAGGACGCTGTACATGCATACGAATGCCTAAATGTAGGAGGAATCTTAGCGTTCGACGACTACACTTGGACTGCAGGCTTAGGAGAAATAAACGAACCAAAGATGGCAATTGACGCCTTTGAAAAGATCTATCAGGATAGAATATCTCCCGTACACAAGGACTATCAAGCCTGGTATAAAAAGACACGATAGGAGAGACGCATGAAGGTAGCGATATACACAATCGCACTTAACGAGCGCCAGTTTGTAGAAAAATGGTACGAGGCAGCAAAGGACGCTGACTACTTACTTATCGCTGATACTGGCTCAACTGATGGGACCGTAGAGGCTGCACGCGATCTAGGCATCAATGTTGTCGATATTCGTGTGTCACCTTGGCGTTTTGATGATGCGCGTAACGCTGCACTCGCTGCACTTCCAGTTGACATTGACATGTGCGTATCACTTGATATGGACGAGGTAATCACACCGAATTGGCGTGAACCACTTGAGAAAGCTTGGAAGTCGGGTATAACACGTCCACGCTATAAGCACGTTTGGTCTTGGAACGAAGACGGCACACCAGGACTAGAGTTTAGCTACGACCACATTCACGCACGCAAGGGATACCGTTGGCGTCACCCAGTTCACGAGTGCCTGTACACCTACGGGATTGATGAAGTGCAAGGTTGGATAGACGAAATTGAAACGCATCATCACCCAGACCCAACTAAGAGTCGTTCACAGTACTTACCACTTCTTGCGATGTCAGTTAAAGAAGATCCATACAACGACCGCAATGCTTTTTACTATGGCCGCGAACTTTATTTCTATGGACAAAATGAAGCCGCAGCTAACGAACTAAAAAGGCATCTGTCGTTACCAACAGCAACGTGGGCGCCAGAGCGTGCTGCGTCAATGCGTTTTATTGCAAAGGCTGCACCACACGAAGCTGAAGGTTGGTTGCGTAAGGCAATCAAAGAAGCGCCAGGACGACGCGAACCTTGGGTTGATCTTGCAAAACTCTATTATCTTCGTCAAGACTGGGACAATTCTCTTGAGTGCGCAATTCAAGCGCTAGCCATTAAAGAAAAACCACTTGAGTATCTTTGTGAGGCAGAGGCTTGGGGAGAAGCACCATATGACTACGCGGCTATTGCGTGCTACCGTCTTGGCCGGTACAACGAAGGTATTGAGTATGCAACAAAGGCGATTGAGATAAACCCACTGGATGAACGCTTAAAAAAGAACTTAGAGTTTTGTATAGAAAAACTTGCAGAGCAAGCTGGAAGTCAGTCTACTACTGAGAAGATTTAGCTACCTTTTTAGCAGCTGCTTTTTCTTTCTTCTTTTGTAACTTTTCCTTCTTCTTAGCTTTTTCTTTAGCTTGACGTTCAACACGTTCAGCTCGCTCAGCATGATAGGCGTCAACTGCATTTGCGCTAGTGCGACTACGCCATGTGAACTCACACTTGGTGCAATGAACAAGTCTCATTGTTGCCCAGCGTCCGCCACCTGGAACAGGGACAACTAGTGTTTCAAGATTGCTTGGTCGTGCAGAACAATATGGGCATTGCGGATATCGAATACGCCTAGACTCGTGTCCATTCCATGAAACACTGAGCGCGCGGCGGATTTCACCTTCATCCTTACCACCCCATATACCCCAGATCTGTCGATGTTCAAGCGCCCACTTAAGACACTCTGCTCGCACAGGACAAGAGAAGCATAGATTCTTTGCTTGGTACTTTTCTGCTGGTTCAGTTGAGAAGAAGAAATCTCGAATATGTTTGTTTTGCGTCTCTGCGCAAACAGCTCCTTTTTGCCAGCTTAGATCTGTTTCACTTCTTGACAATTAGATCTCCACCCATGTAATCGGGATGATAGTCTCAACGTAGTCACCATATGCAGTTTCTCCGCTTTCGTCACAGACAGTGTAGTCGATGTCACCTTCAACTTCCCCTGCGTATCCATAAGAGTTAGTTGACGACTCAATTGCGCCAAATCCATTACCAAGCGAGACAGCAGAACCGTCCCTTTGAAGAGCCGAGGCAAGAGCCCTCCGAACTATGTCGTTGTCAAGATCTACATGTTCATTTGTATAGAACACAAGAGCCTCAGACTTAGTGACATCATAGCCCTCACCAGTCCATTCGCGCCATAGGCATTCGCCGGCTCTTGAATCTCGCATAGATACATTGTATCTTGAGTCTGTCTCTAATGCAGGGCTTTACACACGGCATTTTCCTACTTTTTTCGCCATAGACTTATATGGACGCAGGTGTGAAAGTGTCTCTAATCACCTCTGAGAGCCTCGCTTTTTACCTAAAATGACGAACTATGCGTCGTTATACGTTCCAAGGTACAGATTGCTATTTACGTCTGGCCAAAGGTACTGATAGTAAGGAGGACGTGTTCCAGTATCTTCTGGCCAACCAAACTGAGAGTACCAGCCGTAATCTTTACGTAGCAGTGCAATACGGTGAGTAGATGCAACCTGCTCAAACTTGTCAGTGTCCGACATCCAGCCAGGCATAGTTAGCTTGTCTTGGACACGACCCATACTTACTGCTAGGTCATAGGTACCGTAGATCTTTGGGAGCATGGTAGACTTGAAACCACGTTTGCGCCATTCAAAGTAGGTCGCCGCAAGATACGAGACTAAAAGCTTTTCGTGACCGCGCCACATGTGCGCAACAGGATGATTAACCCAGCCTTTAGGGTCACGATGATTACCTTGCGGGTCTAGTTCTGTAAGCGCAAGCAGAACCTGCCAGCCTTCAAGAGTTTGCTTGTGTAGACGCTTGTTGTCGATCTCGTGAGCAATACGCTCGAACGAGTCAGTCTGAGGTATAAACGTTTGCATGTATTGTGTCCTTCGTCATTTGGTATAACAATTATATCAGGTTACTAGCCCTCTTCGTCAAATTCCTCATCGTCTTCAAGAGGTCCAGAATCAAATGAGATCTCGTCTTCATTCTTCTCAGTGAATATACCGGCAACGGTGAGTTCGCCGCAAGTGCAACACGCGTGAACAGATCCGGGAGAAAGACGCAATGGAACTGCAATGGCAATAAGTTTGGAGACAAGACTGCCGTCATCTCCAACTGACTCTGGTTCCCACTTGCTATTCTCCGCTATGTAGCAGACTTCGCACTGTGGGTAGGCGCTTTTTTTACGGCGCATCAGGCTCCTTCTACAGCATCAGAGTACCACTTTTTCTTAGCCGAGAAACGCGAGAACGATTTGTCAGCGTCAATAAGGTATTCGCGTTCGCCAATCAGTTCACCTTGCGGTCCGTTAGGCTGGCCTTCTAAGGCGGCTACAATGCCCTCTCCTAGCCATCTAGCAGCATTCACTGGTACTGCTTTGCCCCAGACTGCTTGTAGGCTTGAGTAATCCTTTACGCTTTCAATGTCCCAATCGTCTGGCAGACCTTGCATGCGTGCAGACTCACGATGAGTGATAAGACGTGGCTCAGTTGGGTGAACCACATGATCTAGTGCAGATCCTGTAAGAACGTTACACCAGTGATCTTCCTTCCAACGATATGGTTGTGAAAAACCAAGTTTGTATTCCTTACGTAGTACACGCGGAGCAATATCAATCCACTTTTGAGGAAACGCTCCACCGTTCATTTCTACTGCCTTTTTGATAGCTCCGCCAAGATCACCGTTGCCTGGCCAACCATCATTGCCGATGATGTCAAACACTTCTTGAATTCTCTGCGCGTGAATGTTGTTCTTTCCAATATGACCATTCACTAGACCATTCTTGGATTTCAAGTGGCTAACCCAACGGGACGGTTCTTCCACGTAAGGTTGCGCTTCCCACTTACGCGGAAGTTTTGCAAGATCTCCAATAATGTCCATTATTCTTGGAAGCTCTGTAGGCTGAACAACATTGATACCAAAAGGCATACCTGATTCAACTGCAACCCAGAAGTATCGTGGGCGGAATGAGAAACCACCTAATTGAAGATTATTGTGCTTGATGTGGTATAGGTCGTACTTCTTGTTTGAGACGTCTTCGACCATCTTACGGTACTTGTTCATAACATCGCGACCTTGCGTGTACGCTTGTTGCACACACTCGAAGGCGATAATCTTAGGCGCTACTCGACCAGCATAGCGCATAAACGCGCGAGTATGCTCGTGCGCCTGTGCGTCTGGGCCTCTGTTCGCTTCACCGGACCAGACAGACCAACCAGAGCATGGAGGGCAACCAGCAACTACATCAGCTTTTAACACTGGCCATTCACTGGAGTCTTCTGAGAAAAAGGTACTCCACGAATTGCCAAGGTAATTTCTGTTTGCTTCAGCAAGAGGATTACCAAAGTTAAGAGTTCCAGTCCGTGCAGTCATTGTCATTCCAGACTGAACAAGGCCAAGACTCATAAAGCCTGCAAGTCCATTGCAGTCAATAAAGGTAGGTTGAGACACGCGGCATATCCTCCATCATTTCGTTATGGGTATACTTTATACCGCGTTTGATGTTTTATTGGGTATTCTTAGAAAGAATTTGGCCTACCTCGTAGCCACAACCTGCGTAGCCAGCGACGTCAATCCATGTGTCAGGTTGGAACCCAGACTTCGACGCGTAACGCGCAACCTTAAGCCCAACCATCATCATTGCAACATCTTCGGAAGTGATATTGGTACCTAGAATCACTCCCCAGATCTTTGCGATACGTTCAAAGTTCTCCTCTGGACCTCCGTATTGAATATCGCGGTCGCCAGCGATAATTCGTGCTGCCTCACGGAGAGCTTCTACGCGTGGTGTTACATCTTGTGTCATTACTTTATCCTCACATGCGCTGTTGCTATATAGATGATTGACTCTGCATCTTCTTGCTGTACTTTAACCTCTACGTCGACAGCAGACATTGCGTCTTCTACGCTGTCTATTGACAGATAGCCGCAGACAAGCTTATGAACCTGCTCAACTATCTCCCCGTGAGTCTTTCCTTTAACCTTAAATTCCACACTTGATCTCATCAGCCTACTCTTTTCTCTAACTTGTATGGAGAGTAGTGAGTGCCATCAAGCAAAGGTTCCTTGCCGTCTGTAGACTTAAAGATAATGTCTCCGTAACGAACAGCAACAACCTTACCTTTACGCCCATTGTGAATGCGACCAGTATCATCACTAAACGCATCACTAGCAACACGGACCTCGTCGCCAACGTTAATAAAGCCAGGGCGAGCTGGTTCCCATACTTCATGTTTGCTCTCGACAGTAAGAGCATGATTAAGTGCAACCTTAGAAAAGAGGTCAACCGCCTCTTTTGCTGCTGCTTCACTTAGTTTTAGATCATTCCATGTTGAAAGAAGCTTAAGCACCGATGTGCCTACGCCTACTTTCACCTTTGCGGCTTGAAATTGTTCTCTAACCCAAGCCTCATCAACTTGCGGCATTTGTTTCCTCCTTAGGTGAGCATTTTGCACACGTTCCTTCAATAACACCGGCACCGACATCGTCGATGGCTCGCGCGCATGCTACGCACTTGACTCCAGCGTCTTTTACCTTGTATCCCTTAAGTTGACGTTGACGGTTTTTCTCCATCTTCTCAAGGTAATACTTGTTTAGTTGTTCGTCTGTTCCTCCAGCCGCAACAATAATGTTTGCGACAAAGTGCAGAACGTCAACAGCTTCTTTGATTATCTCTTCGCGGTCTGCGTATGGCTTGTCATGCTGCCAAGGCTTCCACGAGATTGCCTGGCGCATTTCTGCTAGCTCATCATCAATGGCTAGCATGTTCCAGCGCATGTACTCAACAAGACGACGAATGTTCGCGTCCTTATCCCCACTCATTTCTTCGTAGTTGATAAAGTACGTGTTTTCTTGTAGATCTTTTGTCTTATACAGCCATTTATTAAACAGCATGCTATATTGCTCCTCTCCCTACTGCGATGCGAAGACCTAGTTGATCTTCTAGTAACGTTTTTGCTGCACTTTTAGACGGAATACTTGTTAAGTACTCTGCGGTCTGTCTTGTTGAAAGTGCGTTTCTTTCTTGGTTTGTCATTGTTTCTATTGGTGAGGCAAGCATACTCCACGAATCACCGATGCTGGAACTTTCGCGCCATTCAGTTGCAATCGGTGTTTGCGCATTCATTGCTTGTGCATACCGGTATGTCCACCATGTTCCACCCTTGTACTGTGGTAGTAACACTCCTGACGACATTAGAATTTGGTCGTAGCATTCCTCGTCCTTCCATCCTTTGTTCCAACGGATAGGTACTATAGGAAATGACAGCGTTTTAGCAATTGACTTTGCCCAAGTAGTCGTTGGTCCTTCAGCAGCCCATCGGTTAAAGCGCACGTCAGTCTTATTTGATCTTGGCTCAATTAGATATGCATCAAGGTTTATTCCGTTAAGCACAAGCCCTTCAGGGAGTTCACGCTCAATTGAAGTAACATCGTGCCAAGGCAAAGACGGATAGATTGTTTTAGGCCATTTGCCACTCAGTAACTTATTAACAGTCTTGATAAGACGTTTAGATACGTCTGGGCTGTTGACTAGTTGGTAACCTTTGCGGTATGAGAAGAACGGCTTTGTTAGATTCTCTGGTGTAGACGATATAGCTCGAAGACTCGCAGTGATCTGCGCCGGGTGCGGTGCGTCGATAAACAAGGTAAGTTTATCACTGTTATACATCACGTCGATAATGTGAAGTGCACCATATGCCTTATTAGCACTTAGACTGGTTAATGGCGAGACGCCAACAAGCACTGCGTCATAGTAATTGAGATTTTCAACCGTCCACGTGATGTCAGGTTCCATCATCACAACGGTGTGTCCTGCTTCAGTTAACACCTTTTCAATTGCGCCAGCAAAAGAAAGAGAGCGTTTATTGGCGGACATGGACATCTGTGGTGCAGACATTCCAGTTATAAGAACACGACTCATGCATCAGTCCCGTCTGCATTTAGTTTAAGGCCTTTGTCTTCCTTAAGCGCGCGGGTAATAATTTTCTCAACGTGATCCTTAAAACCGTCATAGGTTCCAATGTACGGTCGTAGCGCATCAGCCTGAGCCTTTGCAGCAGCCTCTAGTTCCGCGTCAGACATCTTTTCGACGTCAGCCACGGTTAGCTTATAGGCATCACCTAACGGATCGCCCTCACCCTTGTCTGTGACAAGAATAGAGCCAATGCGTGCAGCATACAAGAAGCGTGAGCGCCACCAACCAGAACCAGCATGTGGGTACGGAGGTGACAAGATTCCCCAACGCTCGTTGTAGAAGTTTAGAACATCAAGTTCTGTGTCAAGGCGTTGTCCACCAAGTTTACGAATAAGTTTACGACTACCAATAATTTCAACTTGCCAGCCAAGATTCTTTCTTGCAAGCCATTCATCGTGAGGCATCAACGCGCCAAGTACCCATGCGCGTTTCTTTTCTGCTGCAGGTTTTGGTGTAATTGCGTTTAGCGTGTCAAATGTTACACAACTTGGATCAAGTGCCTCGATAGGGCCAACTTCACTTGGCATGCGTTTGCGAACACTAGTGCGGTCGCCCCACGCGTACATTGGACAAACTGGAACCATTCCAGCTTCCCAACGACGGTCAATCATGTCTGTTGCTGCTTGCACAAGACGTTTTTCATAAGGCTTAATCTGTTCGTCCGTGTCCATCATGTAGTAGCGCTCAATGTAGCATTTCTTTGCAGCGTCTGGGTCTTTTTCTCTAACTCTTTCAAGTGCAGCCTCAATGTCTGCACGACTAAAGTATGTTGCGCCTTCTTCGCCGCGATGTTCAGTTCCTACAAGCAGATGTTTGTACAACATCGCAGGTTTGCGAACCATCGCGCGAGCGCCATTAAAAACTGTGTTAAACTGCCAATCGTCAAAGAATCCGACTGAAGGCAGTCCTGATGAAAGAGCGTATAGTGCACCCATCGCGCCTTGGCGTCCGTTAAGTGAGTTTAACGGTGCAAGATTTATCCACGCGGCATCGTATGATGATAGATCTTCTCCAGGCGTGACCTTTCGCCAATCTACATCGTGCCCTAGATCTGTTAACGCTTTTGCAATCAGTGCTGGTACATCAATCTTCTGAATAGTACGTCGCTCTGTGTTAATCTGCAGCGCTGTAAATCCTGTCATCAAGATTTTCATGCTTACTCCTATCTAAGTTGCTGGTATCATTGCCCATATTTTTGGTACAGGCAATGATACCAGAACAACTAGTTATTAGAATGGCGACGCAGGTGCTGCTGGCGCTTGAGCAACAGGAGCTACTGGAGCTTCTGCCATTACAGGCGCTGGAGCTGGTGCTGGTGCCGGAGCTGGCGCTGGAGCCGGTGCTGGTGCAGGTGCTGGTGCAGCTGCTGCAGCGGTCGTTGCAGTAGCGGTTGCAATGTAGTACATCTTGATTTCGTTTTTCTTGGAACCATTCCAAGTACGTGAACCAATCTGTGCACGGAACGCGCGTCCCTTAAGTGCAGCCTCAATCTGTGCATTACTTGGGCTTGATGAGAAGTATTCACGTCCCAAACCAAGTGCTGCCATTTTGCGGAAGAACATGCCTAATGCAGCAGGGCTGTCAGGTGTGACAACTAAGTTGTCCCAGACCAAACGCTTGTTGTGTGGTCCTCCCTGTACTTGTGCCTTAACAGCAAACATGGTCTTTCCTGATTGTGCTACCTTTGCAGTAGCTTCTAATACGAGGAGATCGTAATCTCCGTCTGGTAGTGGATCGTAGTTTCCTCCGACGTCACCGGCGTCCTTAACAAGATCGCCCCAATTGAGTGAACTCATGTACCTTTACCTTTCCTTGTTGTGCGCTAACCGGATTGGCTAGGACGCTGCTTTTTTTGTTTTAGCTTCTGGCTTTGGGCCAAAAACCAAGTCTAACATTCGTTCAATTCCAAGATTTTCTTGTTCGACTACTTTTCCTAGTCGCCCTTGAACGCGTTCACCGGCCTCGTATGCATCAGTACGTTCGACGTACATGCGACGTACTTTGTATGGAGGTTGCAGTGGATCTGGGTTTGGCTGTGTTTCCACAGTAATCGCACCCAAAATGTCGTAAAAATACGGAGCCTGAATTGCAAGCTGACCTTGAAGGTACGGACGCACGCGCCCATCTTGTCCAGGACGAGCCATAGCAGTTAGCACAACAGCTTCTAGCGGTTGTGTTGGGTGCATTGTTAAGTCACGTAGGTCACGCAATAGCGCTCCCATGTGACGAAGCAATTCGCCCCACTGCTGCATCTTCATTTGTTCTGTACCAGCGATGCTATCCATACACTTCACTTGAAGCTCTGAGATAGAATCAATAATCAATGACTTAAACTGATGCTTACCAGTTTGTAACCATTGAAACGACTTCATGACTACATCGTAGTCACGAACATTCACAACCACAGTATCCCAGGTTCCATCTGCAACAGGTGGTTCCTCCCGCAATGGGTCCCAGTACTTAACATTGATGGGAAGGAATCTATGTCCACCCTCAACGTCAAGCATGAGACGGGGATAAGGTGCGGTTACCGCAAAAGTTGATTTACCAACCTTTGACTCGCCATACACCATGATTGTGAGGGAACGTTGTACTTCGTTTGACATACGTCACTCACTTCCTTTCTTCTCTTCGTTGTTGTTGTAATATCCGTATGGATCTGCTGATGCATACGATTCGCTAATTGCTTGTTCGGCGGCGGAACCGTCGTCGATCAGCGGGCAAATAGCGAAAAATTGGCACTTCCACTTACAGTCACGGCTTGGACGTGGATATGCGACTAGTTGATGAGTAACTCCCTCATCTAAAGCTTTACGGACGTTTAGCAAGTCGCTAATTGTTCCGTGGACGCGCTGCCAAAAGGCACGCAGTGTAAAGATGTTGTGACGAACTTCCATCTGCTCATAGAAAGGTGGCTTTGCATTTGCAGTGCGCTTTACCTTCTTCAACATCGTGAAGATGCCGCCTTCTGAACGTTCGCCTTCCTTATTTTGTGCAGTCTCGAGCATCATGTATGTAAGAATCTGCTCATTCATATGCGCCATTGACGCGAAGTCTGTAAAGGAACCACCGACTGTCTTAAAGTCACGGAACATACGAACACCGTCAGCCTTGCGACGAACGCGCATGTCAATCTTGCCTTGCAAGATTACCTTATTGTCGAACAACGGCATTTCAATAATCTCTTCAGTAGAAATCATCTCTAACTCTGCGTCGATACCTTGGTCTTCTACCCAGTCAAGGTAACCTTCAAGCATGATGCGACCAAGCTCTGCCTCAGAGTCAAGATCAGAAGTATCGCGAAACGAATTGGCAAGAATTAACTTATCTTTTTCTACAAGTGCTGCGTGCGCCTCAATTAAAGGAATGTCCTTTGAGTAGTAGTCATCAAGCGCTTGGTGGATACGTGAACCAAGAGCAAGTGCGCCTGTTTTTGATTCCATTCTAGGTTGCAGTCTACGATAGTAGCTAAGCCACCACTTTCGTCTGCAGTCCTTAAACGTTTGCAGCTCTGAGTTAGAGATGCGTAGTGGACCAGTAAGTTCACTCATAGTTTTCCCGCCTTATCATCTTTAAGAAGCGATAACAGTTGAGCCTTATCGCGAACGATTTGTTCAAAGTTATCTGCCTTTGTTTCTAGTACTTGAATTACGCGTTCCTCGATAGTTCCTTCAGTGACGTAATCAGTGATTACCACTGAGTCGTGAATCTCTGAACCAATACGGTGAATACGGTCAAGTGCTTGCTTGTGGTCAACAAGTGACCAAGGACGCTGTAGCATGACAAGACGTCTTGCCGCAGTTAGTGTAATTCCGACACCACCAGCCTGTGCTGTAAAAAGTATCCACTTGATCTTGCCAGCCTGAAAATCATCAACTGCTTGTTGACGTTCATCTTCATCCTGAGCACCAGTGATGAGACCATGTGGAATTTTTTCCTTAGTTAGTTCTGCACTAAGTAAATCTATAAGTTGTCGTGATACAGCGCATACTGCAACTGAGTCGTCACCAAAGTCGCCGCTCTTGATGTCGTCCATAAGCGCATCAACCTTGCACGAAGGACCGATAAGTTTAACTTCAGTCTCGCCTGTAGATTCATCAACTGTTACTTCTGCAAATGAACTTGCAAACTGCAGAAGACGAATTGTCTGAGTTAGTGCGCTTGGCGCAGTTAATGAATCTCCACCTTCAAGCTCTGCAATCATAAGATCACGCATCTGGTCGTAAGCTTTCTTTTGCTTAGTTGACATTTCAACGTCCTTGCGTTCAAACATCATTTCTGGCAGCCAAGGAAGTACTTTTTTCTTAAGCATACGACGCATACGAGGATTGACGGCAGCATAGAACTCTTCTTCCATGTGAGGCTTTACACCAAGAACCATCATTCCGCCAAATGCGTTAAGCATAATGTTAATCATTCGGTCAATCCAGCGAGTCTTGCTTGGCCATTCCTCAGGTGACAACCAGTGAAGAATCGACCATAGATCTAAAACGTTGTTTGCAATAGGTGTTCCAGTGAGTGCAAAACGAATGTCAGCGTTCCCAGTAGCAGCCCACAGCGCACGTGTCTGTTTTGACTTAGGCTCTTTTGAGCGGTGAATCTCATCAGCAACTACTGACTTAAAGTCGATTGCGTTTAATTCACGACGATGTACCTCGCAACGATTTTCACTTACTTTTTCATCGTGGCCGCCGCAGTCCTTGCATTTTGCAAGAGCAATTGATCCATATCCTGCAAGTCTAGAGTGTGTCCTCAAGGACTCCCAGTTAATAACGAATACATCAGCGTCGTTCTCAAAGATCTTCCTACGTTGCGTTGCGGATCCTTTGATTACCTCAACGTCAATGCCTGGCCACCAGCGCTCAAACTCACGCTTCCAGTTTTTCTTAAGAGTATTAGGGCAGACGATAAGAGCTGGGAACACATCGTTACCTTGTGCTTGTAATTCCTTTAGCGCACGGATTGCTTGGGCTGTTTTTCCTAAGCCAGGTTCATCAGCAAGTAGCGCCCGTCGTGCTGTAGCAAGAAACTTTACGCCTGCTCGTTGGTGGGGAAATAGGTCCTCGTTAGAGGCGTCCTCAAGGGTCTCTAGGTCACGAAGAGCGTTGGCTGGGGTAATACGCGTGGCTAGCTCATTTGATGCCCAGAGCGACAATTTAGGGCCAATTATTAGGTCGTCACGAAAGGTTGAGCGTAAGGCAAGACAGGTTGCCCACGATGCAGGAACTCTCCACTGCTGCGCACCGGCATCCCATTTTGATCCAGGAATACTTTTGCAAAGCTCTTTAAAGCGCCACTCAGTATGGATAATTATATTAGCGCTTGAATCATCAAGCTCTACATTTACTGGCACTGTGCTTAGTCCTCTCGTCGTTACGTAATCATACTATCAGGATTTTTAGAAAAGCAAACACTTTTCTGCTTAGTATCTACTTTTTTATTATTGTAGCAATCTTGTGGGTTTCCATCCTGTTTTTACCAGTCTAAGCAGCCCATGTCGAATAGCGTCAAGCGCGTGACCTTCCCCACCTTTATGCCAGTATTCAAGTTTCTTAAGTTTAGGGTTATCAAACATTGCCTTTGCGTCCGCGGGAGACTGAAAATAAATGTCGTCAGGTTTTCTCCCTGCGTCCATAAGACACTGCTTAAGGATACCAATTTGCTCAAGTGAGTAAGGTGCCTGCGAGTTACGAACAGTCTGAGCGTTGATGGTAAATCTTTCACACACTACTTCAACATCAGGGTACATCCGCAATGTTTCACGAATCGGTTGAGCGTATTCTTCCTGTTGGTACTCACCCGACCACACAAGAACGGGTTCAGCATCAGCCTCCCTGGTGAAAAGAGCCATACCAGTTGCCTTACCTGGGTCTACTGAAAGTATTACCTTCATGTCCACACCACCTGGGCTACGCCCAACCTTTCCAAATAACTTTGACATTTCTTGCACGGCTTCGAATACGCAGGTGAACCATCAGCCGCAAGTCTTGCAACATAAACCAACGCGCCCTTGGCACGAGTCCCAGCAGCAAGAACGGCAGCAGCCTCAGCATGAATATGTGATCTACGCCAATGCGTTGTTGGGTCCGCTATTTTTTTGTTTGTTGCAGTTGCAATAATTCTCCCCCTAGATACCACGATACATCCGTGCCTGTATCGACACTTACTTTTTTGTGCAACCTCAAGAGCCATCTCAAGGTACCTGTTCATTAGTACTTATCTCCCCATGTTTCAAGTGGACCGTCGATACCTGATGTAAGCGGGACGTCCCAACCTTCACGAGTTGTCATGCACTCTTTGACTATCTGCATAATCTCTTGAGCGTCCTTGCGCGGTGCATTAAGAACAATTTCGTCGTGCACTGGAACGATGAGAAGCTCGGTTAGATCTGCTTGGTCAAGTTTAACAAGGTTAGACTTGAAAACTTCAGCCGCGCCTCCTTGAATTAGATAGTTAACAAGAGTGTAAGCGCGGTCATCATCACATGGGAGACGTCGTCCTGTCCAAGTATAAACGTAACCTTGCCCTTCTGCCTTTAGACGACGCATACCGGCATCTTCTATTTGGCGTTGGAACAGTGCCATTCCAGGATAGCGTGTGTCAAACGCATCGGACACTTGACGCATCTGCATTTCTGGAACTCCAGCAGTTAAAGCTTGTTTTGAGACGCCTGCTCCGTAGAGACGACCATAGACAGTTCCCTTAATAAGATTACGACGTTTGTCTGACCGTTGCATCGTTGGGTCATTGTAGATTTCACGACCAATTTCCGTGAACGGATCCGACCCCGTTGCGTCCGCACGATTGAATAGTGTGATGAGGTTTGGATCTTTAGAGAGTGATGCGAACATTCTGAATTCAACCTGGTCAAGGTCTGAGGTGATGATGACGTGATCTTCGTCCTTTGGGATAAACGCGGTACGAACAGTAGCATCACCTTTAGGCAAAGTCTGTAGCGCTGGATTCTGAATAGACATGCGTGATGTGCGTGCGCCAAGTGTCTTTACTGATGGATGAACAAAGCCGTTGACGTTATCGTTAAGAAAGTTTGCAAAGTACGTGTTTGCAAGTTTATCTGCCTTGCGCTGCTTTAGAACTGTATCCGCTAGATTCTTTACCTCGGCGTTTCCTTCAATTGAAAGAAGCTGTAGTTGATCCTTATCTGCAGACTTCTGACCTGACGGAGTAAGCGCTGTGATCTCAGCGCCAAGGCTCTCGAATAGTCTTACCAGTTGTATGTTACTTGTGATTGATACACCGTTGTATGTTTGTGCTGCCCAGGTCTTTACAGACTCGGCATAGGACGTTAGCTCGTCAAACTTTTTCTTAGAGTAGTCAAGGTCGATACGCGCGCCATTGATTTCCATACGAGTGACGATCTTACGTGCAGCCATTTCTAATTCGTAGGCACGATGGTACGGTTGCCCTGGACCACATTTCTCCCAGAACTGTTCCCACAAGCGCATAGTTAACACAGTATCCAACGCGCCATAAGCCCAGTAAGGTTGGAAGTTAGTTGGAACAGTTCCCCATGTCCAACCATTTGTTACAAGTGATACATCTAATGTTTCCTGCATTGCTGCAGCACGACTATCAACATACAAAGATGAAAGACGCTTTAGCGCACCGGAACCAAGTGGATCAATGATGTGAGCCATAATCATTGTGTCATGTGAACGTCCCCAGGGCATCTGCCATGTTGAGTGAACATCAAACCAACGAGCCTCAAACGCAATGTTGTGACAAACTATAGGTCCATCAAACTTGTCCATTGCCTCATAAAACACGCCGGCCCATTCCTTCCAGGGAATTGCCCAGCCAGTCATGCCATCACCAACTTGCACTAGGCGCAGTTGCCCGTGCCAAGGTGAAAGAGCGTCCTTACGTTCGCCACCAGGATTCTCACCTGTTTCAGTATCTATTGCAATCGCGTTGTGTGGACGGCGTTCTCCAAGCCAAGATATAAACTGATGTGCAGTTTCTACGTTGTCTACGAGATGCAGTTTAACGTCACTTAGTCCTTCAGTCATTTAGAATCGTCACCTCAATGTTACAGTTTTTAAGATACTCAATTGTTGCTTCCGGCTTACGGTGCGCGGCGGTACTACTGACACGCATAACAACTCGATGTACTCCTGAGTTTGACACAAGCTTTGCACACTGCATACACGCAACATCAGTGATGTATATTGTTCCGCCTTCAATACGAGAACGGTCAACATACATGAGTGCATTAGCCTCAGCATGAATGGACGGGCAAGCGTCATAAACGTTGTCCAATGGAGCAACACCTTGTGCCCGTGGACACCAGCTAATACAATCACCTTCAACCTCAAGTGTTGCTGCTGGTCCGTTATAACCGGTAGAGGCTATTCGTTGATTAGCTGAAACGATAACCGCGCCAATTTGCGCACGAGAACAGCGTGAACGACATGCAATAGTGTCTGCAATAGTCATCCACGTTGTATCCCAAGATGGCCTAATCTGTGCCATTTGCTTGCCTACTTTTCTTCAGCTTCTTGCTTTTCAGCTGCTTTTCTTTTATTACTTTCAATAGATGAAACCATTGCGCGAGTGTACCATTCTTCGTCACCTGTAAGTCTCATTGTTGCAGTTAGATCAGTCACCGCGTCGAGTGCAAGAAGAGCAGACGACTGAACCTCGCGCCAAGAGCGTCCAGTAATGTAAGGAATTGGTTCCATCTCCTTCGCGTACTTAAGAGTATTCGCTGCCTCATAGTTATTTTCATAGATGTGCAATGAACCAACGTGGTGAGCGTATGTTCCAGGCTCGATACCAAGAACTGATGCCACCGCAAGTTGAACGCGGGTAAACTGGAAGAAGTCATAAGCAGCACCAAGCCAAACATCGTTTGAGCGCATGTACACGCTCATGTTAAGCTTATTATTGCGAATTCTAAACTGATGAAGAATCGTGCACGGATAGTCGCGCTTTCCAGGTTGCAGATCAAACTGTGGGTTCCAAATAGTAACAACAGCCTGTCGCGTGTCTGGGTCTTTCTTTAGGCGACCAATTACTGTGTCAAACTGATTAGCTGTGCGAAGACCGTATGCACCGTGAAACAAACCGTTGTCCTCGGCGTAGTTAGCAAACTGCGGTCCAATTGCAACCACAAGCCCTGGGTAACTTGTACCAGACAGAAGCTGGCAAGCCTCAACCGCACCAATACCAGGCACAGCTCCACGACCTACGCCTAACGGTAAGGTGTCATAGATATTATCTATATGAATTACCGCGTCCTCAATCTCAAGTGTCTTAAGACCGCGTGGAGCGACCTCTACACCGTTGTTTAAGACGTGCTTTACAAGATCAACGTAACCGTTAACCCCGTCCTTTAGCTCGATTACCGAAGCGCCCATTTGTCCTCCTTGTTTGGGTTTGTTGTATTTCTTTTAATTGCCTCGCCATACTCTGTCTTATCGCGATTGTGAAATCTGCGAACGTACTGTGGGTGAGGCAAAACTACGTCCGGTGTTACTCCTTGTGATTCCATTCCTTTTGCCGCAAGGCGACCAAGAGCTATGGTTGTCGGTGAGTTAAGCGCAGTGTGAAGGGCGCTAAATGAACCATTCATGTCGTTGACGTTTACTATACCGACTGTCTTCCAAAACTCTGAAGGTAAGGCCGTAAGCAAGAACTCGCCAGAGTTACCATCAACCGGCATGAAAGGTAGATGGGTTTCTACGCCATACTTCTTTACGATGTTTCTGCAATCACCAACAAGTAGAACCTCTGGCTCAAGTGAACCGATGTACTCTGGGAAAGAAACAAGTTTCTTGACTCTTTCGGAATTTAACGAGGCTGTATCAACAACGCGCCTTGCAAGATCTGTTATGCCATCAAGACTATCGGCCTCTGGTTTAAGAATATCAGTAAGATTTGACACAACAGCGGCAGCGTTATACTGGTCAAGTATCTCACTAAGTTCGTTAACGTTGACAAAGTCGTCGCCGCGACTTGATAGACGAGACTGAATAACATCGAGAGGTTGATACAACCAAAATTGAGATATACCACGTGATTTCATGAAGAGCTCTGTCCATCGCCAGCCAGCTCTACCTAGTAAACCGTACCCATCATTATTCGTGTGAGGGCGTTTTAACGGTGCATACGTAATCTCACCCCAGTGCCAACGATCTGATAGCGCGTTATTACGCGTCCAATCAACGGACTCAATTGACGTAACATAGTCGTTTAACACCCAACGACGAGTTTCCTCGCCTGGGCGACCTTTATGGAACTTCTGCAGATCACTTGACGGGTAGCGAGATCTAATCTCAGCATCAATAGCCTCGATTAGAGACGTTTTTCCAGAAGCGTCTGTACCTTCAATAACTATAAACATTGCGTCCTTTGTCCTTAAGTAAATGTAATTATAACACGTAAAGTATCTTTATGGAATAACCTCAACACTATAGATTTTCTGGATTCCTTTGTCAATTGGAGCAGCTTGCTCGAGTAATCTCTCTGCAACCTTTGTCAGATAGCGAGCGCCACCTTGGTCATATTTATAGAGAGCCTCGAGTACGGCATCGGGCTCTTCAGATACCTGTGCCCAATAACGATTAGTCTCAGGAAACGCAACCGGAAGATCCGCTGGATCATCAGGTGGTCTGCACGTATCGCAAGGCAGTGCGTCATCAACAATGTCTGTCGAAGGGACTTCACGAAGTCCGTATCGTTTCACAAGAGGACAAGCAGCAGTGTGGTAGATAAGTGATACGCCTACGCGTGAAAGAATATATGAGCCGTTCTCTGTTCGGTATAGCTCAAATTCAATCCAGCGCGTAGACCCTGCTCGCCAAGATGATGACTTCGCAAGAAGTTTACCGTTGAACTGAAGTACTCGTGTTCCGTCCTTTACCTCAAACACTTTGTTCTCCGTCCGTTGTAAATCTAACTACGTCTAATTCCCTACTATTATTATTTTCGGCGTCTTCTTGCTGAAGCTCAGTTAGTCTGGCCATCGCGTATGGCCATTGAATGTCTAGCAGTGTTTCAACTATATCCCCAGTAGACGTGTCAATCACGCGAAAATTAAACTTTGGTCTAAGCTCAATTGGTATTTCCTCACCCATAATTTATCCTTCCATCTCTTGTATACGTGCCTCTAGCGAGACAACCTTTTCTGATAGTTCCTGTATTGCCTTTACTATGGGAGAGATAAACTCTGTGTAACGCAAAAATTGACTAGAATCCGGGTCACTTGGGTCAGCGATAACCCACCCACCAAAGTCGTCAACAAACCTTGGGTACGTTTCCTTGATCTCCTGAGCGATGAACCCGTAGTGCGGACGTGTTCCAGGTACAGAAGTATAAGTTTGCTCGCCGTTCTCATCGACAATCGCTGAACCATCCTCATTAACGTGCGGGACGTTATGGGAAAGAGTTCTTCTAAACTTAACTGGTCGAAGTGCGTTAACAAACTCTAAACCTAGAGGTGAAAGTTCAATGTCAGTTTTTCCACGAGCGTCAGAGGTGTTGATTGTTGTGTCTTGCGCATATACAGAATTCCACGGTCTACTTGACTGACCAACACTTAGAGAGTTTGCAACGTTAGGGCTCCAGTTGGATGTAACGCCATAACCAGCAGAGATTGATACCGTGCTGCCAATTGAAAGAACGCTAACGCTAAGTGTTCCACCAGAGTGTGAATCACTCACGTTCGAGCGCAAGTAACCGCCAGCACCAATACTGCCAAGAAACGAAGCAGAGTTTGCGGTGGCAACCGTACCGGTAATTGTTCCAGACACTGACAGGTTTCCACCAACCACTGCGCTACCACCACAGCGAAGTTGTCCAGTGGCGTTTACCGAGCCACCAACTTCAACGGCGTATGTGCTATTGTTTGTGTCAATCTGAAAACGGTTCGTTGGATCTGTAAGGTTAATTCTCGTTGAAATAGCGTTATTTTGATACCTCATGCGCAAACCGTTGATTGCGGTAAGTTCTACAAGGTCGTTTAGAGAGTCTTTCATTCTAAAGAAAGGAGAAGAGCTAGCATTAACTTCAAGATCAAGACCATATACGCTGGAACCAGCGGAGTACAGGTTTCTTGCAGTGATGTTTCCAGCTGTAAGGTTATCAGCGTTTAGACTTGTAACAGAAATCACCGCAGCGTTGATGGAACCAGCGTTGATCTTGTCCGCGCTAAGATCAGAGATCTTTGCGTTTGTAATCGCGCCGTTTTCAATCTTTGCGTTCGTGACAGAGTTTGATGCAAGATCATTCGCGTCAACAAGTCCGGTTGCAGTAAACGATGTAGCTGTAACTGTTCCTGAAAATGATGCTGTCCCGTCAGTGTTAATCGACACCGTAGTTGTGCCGCCACTGTCAATAGCACGAAGCCCGCTAGTGTTCAGAACTACCTTGCTTGTGCCACCAGCGCTTGTTTGAACTGTCGCACCGGTAATCGTCTTACCATCAACTGAATCAGCCGAAAGTTTTACGCCAGTGATAGTTCCAGCAGTGATAACACTTGCGTTAATTGTATTAGCTGAAAAACGATCTGTTGTAATAGTTCCAGCAGTAATCTTCGCCGCATCAAGAGAGTTAGCTTGAATTCGATCCGCGGCAAGAAAACCAGTTGAGATCTTTCCAGCATCAAGGTTTGCAATCGCCGCGTTACCTAAACCGTACTGAGCCCACGTAGAACCATCCCAGCGGGAAATACGGTTATCGTTTGCAGTATCAAACCAAAGATCACCAACAGCAAAACCACCAGTAGGCGCTGTCGGTTGCGTGCCTTGACGATAAACCTTATTCTTACCATCAGCCGTGCTTTGTGCTGCAATCGCTGCCGCGTTAGCTGTTGCAGCCGCGTTAATACCAGCGTTAGCTGCAGCTTGCGCAACGGCGATAGTTGCATCACGCACTGAGGTCCATGCTGTACCGTCATACTGGTACATCTTGTTGCTATCATCAGTGTCAAACCAAACGTCACCAGTATTTGGGCTTACTGGTTGCCCGTTTTGACGATACGAGGTACTTCCGCCGATGTCACCAGCGGCAAAGTTAATTTCATTCGTTGTAACAGAGCCGGGTTGAATCTGAATAGTACCAACCGCGTTCTCAGCAATTGTTATCTCTGTGACCGCGTTATCAGCAATCTTTGCTGTGGTTACCGTTTTAGCGTAAAGCTTCTCGGTTGTAACAGCACGCGGCTTAAGACGAGTTTTTGATGTTCTCTTCTCAACATAGCGAAGACGCTTCTGAAGTTGATCAACTGTCTTATTTAGCGTTTTACGCGCACGGAATCTTCTACTGGCCAACTTTATCCACCAACCATTCTGCCACTAGATCAAGAGTTACCTTTTCAGGGAACGAAGGAGCGTCAGGCACTGACACCTTTATCTTGTCGATCTTACGAACAATAACTGTGTCACGAGGCTCAAGATCAGACGCTAAACGCATACGAACGAACTCATCATCAACGATAATTGAGCACCAGTCACCAGGTGCATATGTGCCAACAACTGGTTGAAGGCTTCCGTTAACATCTACCTTGATGTCCGCGATAGGTGGACGGTGTTCTTCAAGATAACGCTTAGCCTGCGCGTAAAGAAGTTCTTCATCCTCAATGTCAGAGCGAGTTTCTTCCTGGTCGATGATAGGCCAGCCTGCTTGCAGTAGTTCAGTTGCAGCAGCAGCTGCGTAAGGTTCACTTGCATCCTCGCCTAGACCAGGTAGCTTTCCAACTACCCAGAAGCGTGTTGCAGCCTCGTCTGATGATTCATCAATTGTGACATCAGTAATGTTTCCCGGATACTCGAACACGAGCTGATCCGCGCCAAAACGACTAATCGGTGAAACCTGTCCAGGCGCTGGAGGGTTTGGGAAGTCAATAGGAATCAAAACAAACTGACGAGAGAATGATGAAGTCTCAGCATCGTAGTAGCAGTCAACACGATACTCAAAACCTTCTAACGCATCAGAGTATTCATCAAGCTCTTCACCAGCGTTACGTAACTCAAAGCCGCGATACAGCTTGTTAGCAACGTTCACTCCGCTGTAGTCCTCAGTGGAATACTCAATCTGTATGTCAGAGTTTGCGGGGAATGGTCCATACGTGCTAGAGATCACTACAGGTATAACCTGCGCAGTTGCACCAGCGGGAGCCGCAGTAACAGCTACATCTTCTCCAGCCACCGCAAAACTAAATGTATTTGCAGTTACTGAAGTGATTACCTGCGTACCATCAAAAATATACGACGTGCCAGCAGGGTCGTCTACTCCAGAAATAACAGCAGCTTGGCCAACCGAGAAACCGTGCGCAGCGCTTGTAGTAAGAGTTGCAGTATAGACTTCAATCTTCTTCTGTGTAACAGTTCTTACCGGACTTGACACCGCTGTTGATGCTACGTTTGAGCCGGTAGTTTCGTACCTAAAGGTACTAGTCGTAGGAGTACTTGTGATAATAAAACTTCCGTCAAACGGGGACCCAAGATTGTCAATTGTAACTACTTGACCAGCAGAAAGATCGTGCGTCGTGTTTGTTGTAATTGTTGCAATGTTGTTTGATAAAGCCTTGTTTGAGATTTGCACGCCAACTGAAAGACCTGGTTCAATTTCATCGTTTGGAAAAGCAATTCCAGTAAAGTCGATAAGAATATCATCAAGTAACTGACGAATGTAGTCATAGGTGTCAGTTCGCACCGTGATTGTTGTCAGTACATAAGTGCCATTCGGAATACCAACTGAGAATCTAAAAGTAGAATCTGTAGGAGCAGGGCTAGCCAAAATCGTGTAGTACCCATTGTAAGTAAAATTGTCAACCTCATAGAACTCTACAAGAACTGAAGAACCAGCAGAGAAAGGAAACGTGTAACCATTATCAAGTGTTGCAGTGGCAACTCCGCCAGAGACAACTACCGTTGCACCATAATCATGCGTCCATGTTTTCCAGATGTTGCGATGGTGGAAATAGCTTGTGAATTCGTTTGCGCCGATGCTTAATGAGCGCTCTTTAACGTTATATGAGCGTGACCAGATAATTCCGCCCCACACGCACTCGCCGTCACGAACAACGTAAAGACCTGTTCTGCCTGGCATAGTGTTGTCGTATAAATCCATGCTGTTTGTGTTAGGTATCACTGGAATAGTTCCACCAAACGCGCCTGCGCCTTTAATGGCTCTTTCATACGATACACCTGTGAATGGGATCTCAGCAAGAAGAGTGTTTGTTAAAAGATCAGTCGTAAAATACCGATAGGTAGGTACAAGTGTGTCAACTACAATTGCCATGTCATTTAACCCTATGTCTAGTCGTCAACGTCGTTGGTAACATTGTATCACTAACCGATCCAACCTGACCGATAATAAACACGTAAAATTGCAGTTGAGTTTACTGCACCTTCGTCAATTAAGGATATGGTGTTTACGCCTGGTGCAAGTTTAATCCAGTCAGCAAGCGTGTCTATAATAGAACGCGTGCCAGTAGTATCACCGTCAAGTGCAACCTCACGGTCGTAGGTGTCAATTTCAAGATAGCTTCCACCAGGGATTGCATCAATAACAAGTAGTAATTCATTTGTTGTAAGATTCTGCAGTGTAGCAGGACCAACAATTGGACCTTGGATCTCAAAAACAGCGGTAACCTCTGTGTTACCAATGTTATTTACAGAGCCAGAGCCAGTAGCTCCTGTCCCTAAGTTACGACAAGGGATCTCAACAATACTGTAGCCTTCAGGGTCTGCATCGTCCCACTCATACTTAATAGGATCAGCAGCGCGTAAGCCAATAGAGAACTCCGTGCGTCCGCGCGCGTTTACCGTTTCGATATCTGGGCGACCACTTAAGCGCACGTAGGAAGCCTTTGGAGGGTCCTCAAAGGTACGCAACCAGGCGCCTGTATAAACTAAACTAGTCGCACGAATAAGTGCATCTCTTGCTGCTGGAACAAATGAAGGGTCCGGTGGAAGGAACACTCCTTCAAGTGTGAGTTGGCGAGCTTGCCAACGACCTTTAACGTCGTATGAACCGTCACCCCACCCGCGTGTCAGCTCAGGCATTTCAGGGTCAGGCTGTCCCCACCAACCTTGAATGTTAGTACAAACCCACACAACGTTGTTGTTGTCAATAGTGTTAAGAACAAGATCACCAAGAATGATGTCAGCGTCCAACTTCATTCCCGTAATGTACGGAGGTGGAAGTGGAGTAAGCGATATGTTTACCGCTTGGTTTTCTTCTGCCTGTAAGATCGGATCTACATACTCTGGCATTATGCTGCACCCCTACGTGTTTGGAAGGCGATCTGTCGTGAAATCAACGCTGCAAGTTCAACCTCGTCCATTCCTGCTGAAGGATAGACATTAAATGTTGCGCCTGCTGTTCCGCCCTTAGTTAGCAAGTTAATCATTGCCTTGTCACGCTTTGACAAGCCATCTGGGTCAAGAGGTTCAACACGCTCTGGACGACCAGCTTCAGCGATAGTTGCTACTGTTCCGCCGGACGATGGCATAACGATACCACCGGCAGCGAGCTGCACAGGAGAGATCTCACTAAGATTAAAACCAATTGCTGGAGTTCTTAGTGGTCCGATACCAATCGACGGGATCTTGATCTTGTTTATTGCTCGAATGATGAAGTTGATACCACTGATAATTGTGTTAATTACACCTTGCAGACCAGACTTAAGCCCGTCCCACATTCCACTAGCAGCATTTTTAATCTTTCCACCAATGCCACCAATGAACGCAATGATAGTGTCCCAGACACCTTTAATTTTGCCCCAAACGATGTCAAGGCCAGTCTTAAGAACATCCCATACGAACTTTATTGCGCCGGTTACAAGACCAATATAGATCTTGACGCCCGCAACAATGATGTCCCAGACAAGTTTAATTCCAGCCCAGATAGTTTCAAGCCCAGTCTTAAGAACATCCCAGACAAACTTGATGACTGTTACAAGGGCATCAATGTAGAGCTTAACGCCAGTCTTGATAAGTTCCCAAACAAACTTGATACCTTCCCAGACAGCTTCAAGTCCGGTCTTTAGAACGTCCCACACAAACGAGTACACGGCGATAAGAGTGTCGATGTATAGTTTGACGCCTGCAACTATTGCGTCCCATACAAACTTAATAGCACCCCAGACAGCTTCAAGTCCAGCTTTAATTCCGTCCCACATTGTGGAGAATAGGTTGACAAGGAAGTCAACCACGCCGCCAATAATTTCCTTGATCTTTGCCCAAGCCTCTTGAACAAAGTTACGGAACGCCTCATTCTTGTTGTAAAGAAGAATGAACGCGCCAACAAGAAGAGTGATTGCTAGAAGAATCATACCAAACGGGTTAGTCACAAAAGCTACCTTTAAGAACTTCATCGCCGTTATCACGCCGCCTATCGCGGTTCTTAGCATGCCAAACATCTTAACGACCGTGTTGTAAGTAATAATTCGTGTGCCAAGCAGGATGAGCTGGAACGTCTTCCAGCCAGTCCACATAAGACCAAGGGCAAGGGTTACACCGTGGATATAACCAGAGATCTTTAATAGGAACTGAACAAATTCATTTTCAAGAATCTTCTTCATTACTTCAGCAACCTTATTTAGAATCTCAAAGAATATCTTAGGACCACTAGAATCAGCAAGCGCAGCGATGATACCAATTATGTTGGCAACAAGCTCACCAAAGATAGGACCAGTTTCTAAACCAGCTTTTAGAATCTTACCAAAATCAGGTGCTGCTTTTTTAAGCGCGTCCCAGAAACCTTTAAGATTTGGGTCAGCGCCTAGCTTTAGAAGTTCCTTAACAAATGCGCCAACTGAGCTTAAAATCGACATTGAGTTGGTCGCGGTCCCTGCGAAGTAATCCTTTAACGCGGCTTGACCAGTGCCGGATCCAGAGAATGCCTCGAACGCTCCAGTGATGTCTCTAAAGTAGTCAAGTAGCATCTGTCCACCGGTGCCAGGACCAGTGTTTGCCTTAATGATGTTTCCAAGACCAGACGCGATGTTTCCAATGATTGTTCCAATTTCACCAGCAACGCGACCAGCCTCGTTAAAGAAGTCTGTAAGTTTTTGTTTATTAGCGTCTTCGTCAAGCCACGCTTCCCACTTGCCGGTGATCTTGTTCAACCAGTCAAGGAACTTCTGAATTAAAGGATCAGCTGCGACAAGAACACCAAGGAACACACCCCAAAGGTTTCCGGCGATCTCACCGATCTTGCGAATACCTGTTGCAGCATTCTCAAATACCTTACCGAGATCCTCAAGGTTACCAGCGTCTACGATTGAGTTCGCGATACTTAGTGACGCATCACCAAGTGCGCCTGCCACCTGTTCAATACCAAGTTTAATTGTTGCAAAAGGAACAGGACCAAAGATCTTAGCAATAGCCTCTTGAAGTTTAGGCAAGAATGCACCTGCCGCGGCTTCCTTTAGCTCATCAATCTGTGGTTTAAGACTAGAAATAAATAGAGCAAACTTTTTCTGTGACTCAGTTAAACCTTCAAGAGGATCAGCCCCGCCGGCAGCGTCTTTCTTTGCAAGGTCTTGTTTAGCTCTTGCTAACTCACGGTCAGCATCCTCTTCACGCTCGGCAGCGTCAAGTACAGCTTTATTAGAATCCTTTACTGCCTCTTGAACGCCAACTTCAGCATCAGCGACCTTTTGGCGAGCATCAATTACAGAGTCAAGACCTTCAACGCCTTCCTTTGCAAGACGGTCCTGCTCCTTGCGAAGATCAGAGTTACGGTCCTTCGCACGACGAAGATTAAGATCAGCTTCCTTATACGCAAGTTCAGCTTCGCGACGAGCACGAGAGTTAGGTGGAAGATCCTGAACGCGAGCAAGAGTCTTACGAGCATCTTCAAGCTCATTAGCTGCGCGTTGTTCAGCAAGTGCTGCATCTTCCGCGTCAAAGTTTATCTGCTGAAGTTCCTCAGCGCCTTCCTTAAGCGCACGGTTAAGATCTTTCTGAGCAGTCGTAAGATCTTTCTGAGAATCCTCAAGGTTTTTACTTGCTCGGGCAAGAGCTTCAATGTTATCCGCTTGTACTCTTGCAAGATTACGTGTTGCGTCTTCAACGCGGCGCTTTGCTGCCGTGTCATCTGTTGCAGCCTTTGTTTGCTGCTTGTTAAGCGCTGCTACAGCTTTTCCAACTCCGCCCAGAGCAAGTTTAGCTACTGCAGCACCAATACCTACATAGACCAGAGCTCCGCCAAGCGCCATAGCAGAAGGAGTGGCGGACAATAGTGCAGCCCCAAGTGATACAAGACCACTTACGAGTGCGCCAATGGTACCACCGAGGACACCGAGAGAAGTCTGCAGAACATAACCTGCACGAGAAAGACTAGCATACGCCTTTTGCGCAGATACAGCTTTCTTTAGTTGCTCGTTAGTATACTTGCCAGCACCACTGGGACCAAATGCTTGTCCAAACGCGCCTGCGTAAACCTTTCCAGCTCGTCGTCCTGCTGTTCTTGCAGTTCCATCTAGTCTTTTAAGATCGCGCGCTACGGCGCCTTCGAAGCCCGCCGTAATTGGACGAACGATTACAAATGCCTCGCCTAATACTGCCACGGTGTCACCTCCTTTCTACTATTACGTTAGAAATATGTTAGCGCTCGAAAGGAGCGTCTAACACACTTCCAAATGGTCGTTGTGAATCCGGATTTAGCTGTGTTGGAGCTACATACGGTTTCGTTCTTATTGCTGGGTTGAATGGTTCGATTGGCGCTTCTTGCGGAGTGTCAATGTCTTCAGTTTCAGAGAAGTCACGCGTTGTGCCACCAGATCTACCGTACTTATACGACCTATTGTATAGGTTTTGGTATACTGACGACCTAGTCTTATCACGCGCTTCAGCTTGCTCTGCAGTGCTGAAATCCATATCATCTTCGAAGAAGTAGTGAAGAACGTCTAACATGTCATCAAATTCCATGCTTGCGAGTTGAAGTCCATTCACTAGTGCTCTTCCATTCACATACGGCCAGAGGTCAATCCCCCACTCTAGGAGACTTCTGGCCCCTCCGTAGGGCGGCCTGAGTATTCCTCAACTAACCATGCTGTTATCTCTGCGAGAGTCTCAACTGTGACAATACGGTTTTTATCTGTAAGAAGCTCTTGAAAGCGGTCGTAGTCTTCATCTAGGACTACTTGCTTAAAGAACGTGGTAACGACTCCAGCTGCTTTAACTGGGTCATCTGCTGATGAATCGGCAACAAGGTCAAGCATAAGCTTTCCTTGCACCTGTGGCACACAGCGATATTCCTCGCCGTATAGCTTAAACGACAATGGTTCCTTTGAAGCGTCGCTACCGCTTCCGGTTCCAAAGTCCTTGAATCTAGGATTGGTCATATTCTCTTTCCTCTTTTGTCATTGAGACGTGCGTCTCGTTGTTGTTGTTGTTGCTATCCTATCAAAGTACCGCAATATAGAGGTTATCTGTGAGGTACTTATTAGGTCTTGTTCCAGGATGTTTCACTGCCCTTGTGTAGACAACTCGACCTCCTGATGTAAACCGCAGAACTTGCGCTCTGTTGGCTACAATTAGATGTGGTTTTGTTCCTTCATGATGAATACGTGCATAGTTAAGGTTAGAACCAACTTTTATGTACTGTCCGAGCATGTCACGTGAATGTCTCATGTGAATTGACGCCTTAAGTCTTCCAGTGCTAACACCGACCTGCGCCTTAGATGCTACGACAATCATGCGACCGCGACTAGCTAGGTGACGTCCGACCATGCCTGCTGGATTATTAAGTACATAATCCATGACTGGTGCATTTGGAACAAACTTGACTACCATTATGGAACCACCATTGTGATGTTCATGTTGATTACCTGAAAACCACCTTCAGCAGTAGGAGCATCAATCGTTGCGATAACACCCATACCTAAACTTGTCTCATCCCATACATCAAGAGTTTTCATTGCGTCCATAAGTACCCATGCATCAACCGCCGAGATGTATGAACCTTCTTGAATCTTTTCATCTGCAGGAGGACGACCATTTTGTCCAACTGTAGGAATAGGGCGAGCAAGGGAGATCTGAAGAACAGCGGATTTTGGCATATTGCAACGTTGTGGCTGTGACGCTTGGTCACCAGGAGTTCCAAGGTACATCTGAATAAAGGACACGACGAGTTGCTCGCAGTCAATTACAGGATTTCCCATTGTCCAATACTGACGAGAAGGAAGTGGAACACTATATGAGGTAAATACTGAGACAACTCGTTCGAGGACGCCGTCCATCATATCTTTAAGGTTTAGCGCATCGGAGGTAACATTATCAATGCTAGTTATTGGCACTGGAGACCTCCTCTAAAGCTCCTATGGAATTAGCCATTGGTGCTCCTGAAAGTGTCTCTAAGCCCTTCTGAGTGCCTGTGTCTACCATCGTTTTGCTCCTTTTGTCGTTGTTTTATTCAGAACCAATGGTAAACGCGGTAACACTTGAACGTCCAAGGTTTACCGACAAATTGCCATCACATACAAAAACTGTCTCTGTTTGTCCCGGGTTAATTGGGCTTGGCCGTGAGGCGTATAGATCCCATGACCCAGGGTCAACCATTCCAAGAATCGCAAGTGTACTTGCGTAGTCTACACTAAATGTAATCTTTTCAGTGGCGGTGATTACATTGACACCATCATCAATAACCTTTGATTTTGTTTCGCCATAGTTGCGAATAGTCAGCTCAGTTGTCCACCCGTTATCTAAAAGGAAGTCAGCGTTTAGATACTCGAGTGTCACAGTAGTTACACCTGTTCCACCTGCTGGAACGCTAATGTCTAGCGCACTTGTCCCAACCTTAGGCGTCTTAGTTGTGTAACGACGAGCACGAGGAACATCTGGTGAGAATACACGTGAACGTGCACGAGCCTTGTCTGGGTTTACAGACTTAAGGAATAGGTCTACCGCATAGATACCGGTCTTCAGCTCTTCGATGAAGTCCTGGCTGTCTAGAAGTGTGTATGAGACACCTTGACGTGAAATCGATGTGACACGTTGAGGTAATGCACAATCATCATCTCCGGACCACAACTTAGCAAACTCAATTGCTAACGTGCGAGCTGCCATCTTTCCAGATGTTGGCGGGTAGTTACCGTATGAGTACGTAATCTCGATGTTGCACGGAGTCCAAGGGACGCCTGCCGCAGCTTGAATTGTTGAGTGATCTACAAGATAATAAGATGAAGGGTCAACGATGTCGCCGCTACGTGTACGTATAGTATGAATCTTTGTTACTGGGCGACCACGAAGTTTAATGCGTGAGTTAGGGGACATTCCATCAGAAACAATGTCTGAGAAGTCGTCAAATTCCTCGGTAGGAATGTTGTAAATATCACCGTTAAGAATCGCAGGTTGATACGTCTTGCTCGAGGCGCCAAGTCGGTAAGATCTTTGGGCGCAAACATAGCGTTCAGTTACTGTTGTTACTCCGCTGAACTTTCTTCCAGACATAGCCCATAGAAGATTAGAGGCTGTCTTGCAAGCTTCGTAAGCAAACTCTGAATCGGCATAACTGCCTAATTCTTCAGGTGTAATCCATAGATTGCTCAATTGTCGTCCTTCACTAAGCTACTTGTCCTATTAGTAAAACGAGCGGTGTACCTGTGTACGTATATTTACACATCGGCACACCGCCCGTACTACTTAACTACGCTGTTGGGTCCTCAGTTGACGCGATGATGAAGTCAACGTCGTCATCTGCGTTGTACGCAACGTTACCTGGAACGTTGTACTCGCTTGTTGAGCCTTGTGATGTAAAGTCAGTGACTTGACGTCCGTTGGCAGAAACAAGAGCTGTTCCACTGTCTGCTGTAGAGGCAATGGTTCCAGTCGTTGTAGTTGTGTAGGTAAACGTTGTTGTTGTTGGCACTGCAGTAATGGTATGTGTACCATTGAGAGCAGTGTTAGTTAGACCTGAAACTACTACAGTATCGCCAGCTTCAAATGTGTGAGCTGTTGACGTAGTAACTGTTGCAGTCGTGCTCGTGCGAGCAACGTTTGAAACAGTCTTTGTAATGTCTCCGTGCCACTTGTAGAATCCTTCGCGACCAGTCGGTGCCCATGTTGAACGTGCATATGAGTATGGACGCTCTGTAGCAACTGGGAATTCCCAGCGCTCATCTAGGCCGATATTGAATAGCGAGTTTCCTAGGCCGTAACCTTCGAAGGTGTTAGCAAGAAGACCGTTTTCAATAACGCGGTCACCTGACTGACGAACCTTGACGTATGGGAATACCCAGTGGAAGTAAGGAAGAGTTGCGCTCTTTTTTCCATCCTTGATTGCATGTGACCAAACTTCAATAGCAACACCTGTTGCTGCAGGATCGTCACCAACTGCTGGTGAAGACCAACCGATTGACTTACGGTTTGGTGCTGCATACGATCCGAGGTTCTTGCGAAGCAAGAGACCACCAGAAAGAAGCTGTGTAAGTTCTGGATCTGGCTCGCAAATTGCGAGTTCCATTGTGATACGCTTTAGCGTATCTGGAGACTTGTAAACCACACAAATAACGCCATTAGCGTTCTTTTCTGTGATCTCATCTCCTTCTTCGTATTCAGGCGTGAACGACACGCGGATGAAAGCTGATGTTGTGTAGCTGTCACCTGGTTCATTCAGAAGATTACCGGCCGCATCGAGGCGAGTAACCCGAATGGACACGCCTTGAATACTTGCGGCGTAATCTTGAGTTGCCATGTCTACTTTTCTCCTTGTTTATTTATTTGCTAGCGGTATAGGTAATACTACGCCGTTAGATCGACTCTGACTGCGATATGAACAGATGAATCAAAGTAAACCGCCGCTGGGCGAATTGCCTTGATACGCATATCGTTTTGATTGCCTGATACATCGTAGCCCTGTGCTAGAGTGTCAGTTACGACATCGATGTCGCCAAGAAATGTCTTGACTGAACCGGTGCCGTACATCCATTTGTTTGTTGCTGACGCTGTTGCGCCTGTCACCTCGTCTGGGCCTGCTCCAGAATAACCTGAACCAATGATAATCTTGGTCCCGCTGATTGTCTGAAGGTGACCTGACTCACTGTGAAAAATCATGTAGTTAGCTGCAAGAAGACCTGCAGCGTCTTTTGTCATGTGAATGACGCCATTTTCTCCGCAAGGGGAGGTATCTGCTAGCTCAAAATCTAAAAGTGCAAGTGCACGTTGGACAGATAGCGCAGTTGTGCCATTGATAAGTGTGGTGTTTGCATCACTAAGCGCTTTATTATCGTGGCTCTCACCTTTTCTAATCGCGCCGTCCCAGAGCTCGCGCTCCATCGCCTTCTGCGTTACTCCTTCAAGTTGGCGCTTAACTCTTGCTACATAATCAAAACTAGTAAAGCCTAATGTTGAGCGATAATCTTCAGCTTCAATAAAAAATGGTTTAACTTCAACGTATCGGTATCGTCCAGGTACCGCGTCTCCGGCAACAACTGCAGATGTAGTATCTGTGTCATCCCAGTTCTTTGCAGAGAAGATGTCAGTGTCCCACTCTTGCGAGAATCCTCGGGTCCATTGATCTTCGTTTGGACGAGTGTTAGGCTTTGCTACGGTGAATAGACCGAACTCTGAAGGCATAATTTTCGGTGCTTCAAAGACTCCTGTAAACGCCATGTTTTCCTTTTCCTAACCTGTTATCTCGTTACCTATTCGTATCGGGGGAGCCCGTTTCCAGGCTCCCCCTCAACGACTGTTCTATCGGCTTAGTACTCGATTGCCGCTGCGGTTGCGCCACCAGTTGTGTCGCGGAGGGCTGCTGCCACACCGTTAACATTGATGGTTGATGTAACCTTAAGTGACTCGATACCAACCTTTGCAACACCTTCGAAGGTCTCAACGAACATCTTGTAGTCGTTGGTTCCAACAAGGGTAGAGTCGCGGATAACACCGAGGTCCAAAGTTCCACCGTCAAGGAACAAGAATGTTCCTTCAGCGAAGATGTACCATACGAATGTGTCACCGAACTCGTTCATTGCACCAGAACCTTGTGAATCATCGAAACCGTCGATGTGCCACGTCATGTTGATGCCACGAGATGCAATGTAACCTTCGATCTCTGCATATGCGTTCAAGGTGTTGTCACCAGGAGCTGCAATTGCAAGATCTGCTGCCATAGCGTCGCGAACCCATGCAGGTGCGATAACGCGTAGTGGAGCATCAGCCTCTAGACGATGACGTCCGCGGTAGTTAGCAGCTGCACGGCCTAGTTGAACTAGGTAGTCGCGGCCCATACCGATAAGGCTTGTTGATGTTACTGCTGTTGATAATGCTGTCAAGCGAGTAAGGATTTGGCCCTCAGCTTCGCGTGCGTGCTGGACCAGGCCAAGCTCGTTGTGACGAGCAATAAGTTCTGGGTAAGCACGTGACATAAGGTTACCGAACTGCATTTGAAGTGTAACAGCGTCAGTTGCGACGGTTGTTTCACTTGCTGCGGTTACAGTAAGGCTTGATTTTGTTCCAGGTGTTTCTGCTGAATCGTTTGCAGCAGTCCACACGCCCACAGCGTTTCCGTATGCGGAAAGTGCTGGTGGAGTAATGAAGCGAATACCACCACGGTCAGCTTGGAACTTAGGAAGTGCGTCACGTACTGGACGTGCTGTTGTTCCCAATCCGAAGATGTCGTACTTGGTGGTGAATGGTGCTTGGTGTCCACCGGAAGCAACAAGTGCTTCAGGGCCTGTTACAGCTTGGACTTTAGCCCAGTTTCCTTCAGCATCCTGTGTAAGGATGCGTGATTCTGGATATTGAGTTGAGACGGATGCAACGATGTGTTGTTCTCCATCTCCACCGTTTACACGGCGTAGACCATGAAGACGCTTTGCCATAAGTTCGGCAACTTCCTTCATGTCGTTTACTGAACTACCGGCGGTGTAACCAGGGATGTCAGCGCCTGCCGTGATTGCCACGGTGGCTACTGAAGCCTGAGCTACTGGGCGACGGTCAGCTGGAGCCTCAAAGGACTCCTCTGATGATACGGCGGCGGTCACTGGTGCCTCCTGCTCTTTCTGCTCTGTTTGAGCTGTTTCTTGAGTTGTTGATGATGCTTCTGCATCGACTTCAACTACCACTGCAGCATCTGCTGTAACTTCGGCTGGTGCCTCGACTACTGCGGCCTCAGCTGGTGCTGATTCCTCTGGTGCTACTTCTGGAGTTGCTTCTGGCATTACTTCACCTTCGGCTGAAGCTGTAACTGCAGGTGCTTCTTCAGCAACTGCAACTGCTTCTTCCTTAGGCTCTTCTACTGAAAATTCTGCAGGTGCAGCTTCCTCAGTTGTAATTGTTGTTTCTACTGTTGCTGTTGGTTCTGTGTCGGTTGACAATTCGGATCCTTCAATCGCAGCAGCTGATGCTTCCATCGGCTTCTTTTTTGCATCTTCTTCTTCTGCAGTAGGTGCTTTTTCAGGAGCAGCAGGTTCTTCTGCTGGGTCCATAGCATCTTCTGCTGGAGTTTCTGCATCTTCAGCCTTTGGCATATCTTCAGCTGCACCCTTAACGCGTGTTGCGGCTTCGGCTGCACGTGCAGCAAGCTCTTCAGCTTGTGCTTCACGGCGGCTTACTTCACCACGAACGGTGTCAAGCATGTCAGCAAGAGATGTCATTGCATCTACTGTCTGCGGAGTTGGTTCTTCTTTTTCAACCGTTTCGAACTCAGCAACAATAGCGCTCTGTAGCTCGGCGAGAGATTTCTCGTCTAGCTCAGATAGCATATCTAGCTGTTCTTTGATACGATCCACTGCTGTCCCTCCTCCGGGCCAGTCATGATGAACGAGTTTGTTCATTCGCTTATCAGTCCAAGGCCGAGGGACTCCGCTGGGATTCCAGCGTGGAGGCACTCCACCCGAATTGAATAATACATTGTTTTCATAGGGTATTACTTTTATTAGGTTAGCAATCGAAGCAATTTACTCATTTCAGAGGACACTTGTCCTTGATTGAAGTAATCGCCTCCTGCCATGTAGTCGCGTAGTCCCTTTGTGGCGACGTCCGCGTCTTCCTGACCGATCTTATCTTCCACTCTAACAATCATGTCTTTTACAAGATCCTTTAGAGCTGGAGGTAGATCACTGAATCTCACCTTCTCGGCATCCTTACCGAAAGGTAAAGGTAGATTGGCGATTACCTCACCAAGCTGCCTTGCTGATTCACGCACATTAGTTAGAGCCTCTGGATTAAGGGCTCCCGAGTCAATACGGTCAACTATTCCAATAAGATCTACGGCTGAACGTGCAGCCTCAAGATAATTACCGGCACTGTCTAGTTTCTCGGTTTCCTCGATCTTGTCTACAACATCCTGTAAGCTACTATCGCCAAGATCCTGCTTTATACGAGCTAGAACTTGACGAAACTTACCTTTGTCATCACGCGGCTGAGTTACGCCAGGAAGGTACTTACCTGCCTGAACCTTTGTTACTTCTCCAAACTCAGCCGCTGATGCTTTTCCCAAGTCAGACCAGCGAACCTTTTCTGCAGGTTCTACAACTGCTTCCGCAGATGCGGTAATTGATGGAATACGTGAACGAAGTCCCTCAACACTGAAACCAATTTCCTCAGAGGACATTGCTTTCCAGTTTTCAGGGATTAGGTCAGCCTTATCAAGTTGACGTGCTCTCTTCATAATGTGGCGTCGAACTGCCGCACGTTTTCCTGGCTTAGAACGACCATAAGCTTGAATAGAATCTTTAAGTGAATCTACGTTTGTGATTGGGTATGAGCCATCTGGCAGCGCAAGCCCTTTCTTTGCAAGTTTCTGGCGAGTCTCTCTTGAGATATAACCGAAACTGTCATCAAAGTCATCTGTAACTCGAACTCGAGAGCTGAGCTCTGTCATGCGAGCTGTAAGTTCTGCCTTCCTAGCTTCGATAATTGGTGCAAACTTAGAACGAACATCATCAGCCTTGGCTGATAGCTCTGCAAGTTCTAACTGCTCCAATTTTGCAACTCTAGCGGCAAGTTCTGCTACAGGGTCACCTTTCATGCGTGCAAGAGTCTGAGCGCCAGCGGCAACAAGTGCCATAACCTGGCCAGACGCAACGCGCGCTCTAGCAATCGGGAATCCAGGCACATTCACCTGGCAAACCGCAACCAGTTCAAGGCTTCCCTTAATTGGGCGCCAATCACCGGAAGGGGCAGATGCGCGAAGTGCGCGGATCTGCTCTGGAGTGGTGCCTGGGCGAAGTGCGCCCGCAACCCAGATGCCGTGAGCATCTTCTCCAGCATGGACATCCGCTATGGCAGAGGCAGTGTCATCGTAATGACGTGCAGCATCGACTGCACTTGCCTCAAGCGGAGCATGTCCTCCTGCAAGTGTAAGTTGACCAACAGGAACATCAGCTCCTGCGTCAGTGCGAACTACGCCAGTATGGAAGTAAGCATACTTGCTCTTACTCCGTGGCGCGCGAGTTCCAAAGGCCATACCAATATGATCTATATGCCAAGCAGCAATATGACCAAATACGTGACCTTCATCTGTAATCGTGAGAGGCGTAGCCTTCTCAAGCTTTGGGTTTTCGAACCACTCGTTTGGTGGAACAACTGGAATTGCACCAGCAACGAATCCACAAGCGACTAACGCTGCAGCCTCCACTGGGTCCACTTCTTCCACATAGACTCCATCAGGAATCACGTTATCCTCCTGCTCGTTGTTTTCCTCGACGAGGAAAATCCTACATTCTTGGAACGCAGGCTTAGGTACAATTGTAACTCCCATTACTCTAGCCTGAGTAATGTTTAACTTACCGTTTGTGACCTTGTCCTCTGCTCCGTTTTCAGTTTCAGCTGATTCTTCCTGCGCTTCAAACTTATCCATGTCTGCTGAAACACCACGGATAAAACCTTCACGAACTAGACGTTCGGCTTCCTTGCCAAATTCTCCACTATCAAAAACGCCTGTAGCGTTACCAATACCTTCATCGGTGCGTTCCATATGGTCGATGCGACCAACAACAACTGAGCCCATGTGCCCGTCAGCTGTCTTGATTTGCCACATCAGAGGCAACGGCAGCTCACGTAGTTCAATAGCGCCCTTCTCAAACTTGCGGCCATCACCAGACTCAAGACCCTCTGGGATTACCAAAGGAATCGTGAACTTGGCACCAGTCTCAACCCACTCGCCGCTGGCAGTCAACTGCATGCGAACTCGGGCATCATTTGAGCGAGCGTGTAATGACGCAATCTCAAGTACTTTTTCCATAGAATTAACTACCTCTGTGCTAAACACATTACGACCCTTACGACCATAAAGTTGTGCGTGACGCTTATCGCCTGTCCACATGCCAGTCATCTCATGATGACGAAGTGCACAATATCCTTTAGAGCGAGGACCCATGTACTTGGATAGATAACGAACACAGCGTGTCCAGTCTCCACCCGTCCCCCAACGGATCTTCATTCCACCCTTGCCAATTGTCCAATAACGACGTAAACGCTCAGCATTACCGCGATTGCGATCTGCGCCACCAGCTGCAACAAGTGCATAGTTCATCATGTCTTCGTTTGGTCCCCATAGAACCATCAATAGATGATTTACACCAGCTGACGCTACCTTAGGAGCCTCAGTTCGTGGCGTAGCGTTGTCTTGCTCTACAAGACCACCATCAACTTGCTCTAATACGTTGTAGTAGGTCTCGCCGTCAAGCGGAACAACAGGTGGAGGTGTAGCAGAGTTTAGATCTGCAAGAATTCCTTCGTCCTTAACCCAGTTTTTATTAGATCTCTTAAATGTTACTGCAGATGTTCGTTTTGTGCTTGCTGGGACAATAGCTACAAGCTCCAATACCGCACGAGGGTCATCTGGTGATACCAGGGCGACAAACAACGGCGTAACATCTGACGTATCTGGTGTCAGCTCAACATCTTTTTCATTATTTTCGCCAGCAGCGGTAATCTCTCGCAGATTGCTTGTTACAGGCTGATACCAAAGACGATTTGGATGAGATACCTCACCGGTCTTCTTATCCTTGACACTCTTGTTCAACCAATCCTTAAGGTTTGGATCCTTGTATGCATCAAGTGTGATTTTTGCGCCTACAGATTTCATGAAGTTAAGCATGTTGTCTGAGATTGTGATCTTCTTGCTTTGGAAAGGTGTTTTTGCGTCAGGAGTTACATCAGAAGTTGAAATTGGATCACTCGGAGAGCTAGTAGGCGCAGTTCCTGTTGGTGCTTTTAGATTTGCACCAGGTGCTGTGCTTGTTGGCGCAGAAGTGCCAGTCTCAAGAGGCTTAAATGCATCGCGCTGCTCTTTGATCCATGCAGGCCAATTATAAAGAACCTTTTGAAGATCGCCTGGTGTCAGAGCTGGAAGAGTTCCAGGGATCTTTGCGTTTGGACGGTCAACTGGAACGCGTGGTTCACCAAGAATACCTGAAACATCGAGTGGTGGAACGTCCGCGGTGTCATAAGTCATAGAAGGCAAGAAGTTTGATGCCTTTTCAGTTGTATTGGCTGGTACATCTACGAGGTTGCCGCTGTCAAGCAGCACAGAAACACTTTGAGTGTCTGGGTTGATAGCACGAATGTAGCCAATTCCATTTTGAAGGTCTCCACCGATAACTACACGTGAACCTTGTGCCGCAAACTTTCCGTTTGCATCACGTACTTGCCGCGCCGCGTTCTTTGAACGCTCTTCAGGAGTGTATTGCCCATCAGCAGCGGGTGCGCCAGTTTCTCCAGCACCAGTTCCGCCACCGGATGTTTCACCAGCAGCAGTAATAGCATAGTCAACTGCCTGCCAGTCAATCTCGCCGACAGCTTCATTAAACATTTGAGCTTCTACCGCATCAATTTCATTGATGTGAATTGGCGCAAGTGGTTTCTGCTGCATTATCGCTGAGATAACTATTGCAGACTCAGGGTCGATTGTTATGTGTTCCTTTTGGATCATGTCATAAGGGCCATCAAGTGACTTATCGTATGTGTAGATATCGTTCTCGATGTTACCGAGATCGTCCCAACCTGATCCGTCCCACACGTAGACGTTTCCATTCATGTCAATCTTGTATAGACGGTCAATTCCTGAGCCGTCAAGACGCACGCGTGCGACAAACTCTGGTCCCTTCACTGACTCTAGCTCATAGGCTTCTTTGAAAGCATCAACGTCTGATCCATAGCCATTTTCAGTGCGATAGTCATTAAAATCTGGTTCATAGCTAGGAGATGCGTATCCGTCTGATGTTAAACCTTTTTTATTTTCGCGTTCTACGATTGCTTGCGCCCAGCGCCATCCCGAGTCTCCGCCCCAGAGAGCCCACGCAATGCGCCCGCGAGAAGGAAAGCCCTTCTCACCCGGTTCCCACCCCTCCGCCTTCTTGTCAATCTCATGACGAGGAAAATACTTAGCAATATGACGAACTTTTTGAAGTCCAATTTGACCACCCTTAGCAAGCGTGTATGCAGTGTTGAGACCTACAGGTGTTCCACCGCGGTCGTGTTCTTTGCGCCATTCAAGCGCTTTCTTTGCCTCGGCCTGCACACCCTTTGGGATCGTGTATAGACGACCAGCAGAAGCAACAATTTTAATGTCAAGGCTAGTTAGAGCACCAGCAGCAAGATCAGTGATAGATGATGAAAATACCTCATTGGTAGTCTCCCATCTGCGAGAACTAATAAGGTGATCAA